TCCTCCACGGTCTCGGCGGCCTGCTCGATCTCCACCGGCTCGGCCTCCACGGTCTCGGGCTCGGCCTGCTCGGTCTCGATCTCCTCCACGGTCTCGGCGGCCTGCTCGATCTCCACCGGCTCGGCCTCCACGGTCTCGGGCTCGGCCTCCACGATCTCGACCGGCTCCACGGTCTCGGGCTCGGCCTCCACGATCTCGGCGGCCTCCACGGTCTCGGGCTCGGCCTCCATCATCTCGGCGGCCTCCGTCGCCGCCTTGAAGGCTTCATAATACCACTCGTCATCACCGGGAACGTCGATCTTGATTTCCTTCTCATCGACCACGGCGAATATGTGCACCACGGGGACCGCCTGTCCGCGCTTCATATCGGCGGTGTCCTGGATTTCATAGCGGGCCGGGAAGGTCCGCCCCTCGGGGAAGTTGGGACCGCACGCGGTCAGGGTCTCGGGGGTGAAATTGTACTTCTTCATGGGTTTAACCTCCTCTTTGGTCTCTTCGGTCTCTTCTGCCTCTTCGGTCTGTTCGGTCTCTTCGGTCTCCTTCACGGGGGCGGGCTCGATCTCGATGATCGGCATACCCTTTGTACGCGCCTCTTCTACGTCCCAGGGCTGAGCGGGCTTGATGCTCGACCAGCTGTAAACGCTGTATTCCCGTTCCACGTCCTGGACCGTCTCGGCATGCGCCAGATTTGTACAAAAGACGTTTTCCGAGTGTTGAAAGGTCACTTTGTAGTATTGTTTCATGTTGTCGCCCTCCCTTTGTTGATCTGTTCGCCGCTTCATCACGCCGCCCCGCGTCGCTGTCTGTTCGCCGGACTTCTCACCGGCGCGATCCTTCGCGGCCCTGTTTCTGTGCTTTCGTTCGGGGTGTACCCCCTCGGATTGATTGCATTATAGCAAGGGTGTACCCCCTTTGTCAACCCCTTTTTGCAAAAAAATTTTGAGATTTGCCGCCGCTGGGTTTTGTCTACCTATATAAGCCGACGCAAAAAAAATTTACGGCCCCGCCGCCAGGACCACGCCCGGACCCCGTGCACCGGCCCCGGACCCGCCGCCAGGACCACCGCCGCCAGGACCACCCCGGCCAGGATCGACCCCGGCCACCGATCCACCCCGCCGCCCTGGAGGCCAGCACCGCCACCGGCCAGCGGTCCGGGGGAAGCTGCCCCGGCCACCGATCCACCCCGCCGCCCTGGAGGCCAGCACCGCCACCGGCCAGCGGTCCGGGGGAAGCTGCCCCGGCCACCGATCCACCCCGCCGCCGGGCGGAAGCTGGAGCGCCGCCCGATCTGCACCGCCGCCGCTCCACACTCCACACTCCACACTCCACACTCCCCCCGCCCCCGATCCACCCCGCCGCCCTGGAGGCCAGCACCGCCACCGGCCAGCGGTCCGGGGGAAGCTGCCCCGCCTCCCGATCTGCGAATGATGATGATGACCCGACATGATCCGCCCCGAATGGCGGCACCCCTGTACCCCTGCCGCCTCCCCCGCCGCCGCCGTCACCGCCACCACACCCCCGCCGCCACGGCGTCACCCCTGCCGCCACCGCCACGGCGTCACCACACCACCACCGCCGCCGCCGCCAGGCCGCCACGGCGTCACCACCGCCGCCGCCACGTCACCCCCGCCGCCAGCGCAACGGCGTCACCACACCACCACCACCACCGACGCCACGCCGCCACGACGTCACCCCCGCCGCCACGCCGCCACCGCCACCACGCCACGCCGCGCCGCGCCGCGTCACCCCCGCCGCGTCACGCCTTGCGATGTAAGTACCCCAGGTTAGACTTTGCATTCTGCAAAGTCATTATTATACGAACCCCCCTATAGTCCCCCCTTGCCCCGCCGCCGCTGGCCCTGCGTCGTCACCCTTTCCCATCATCCCCCGCCCCGCCGCCGCTGGCCCTGCCGGGGGAGCCTTCCCCCCTCCCCCCTCTCCCCTCGACAGCCGCCGCCGGCCGGCCTCGCCCCGCCTCCCTGGCCCGGCTTCCATTTCGTAGGTACTGTACCCGCCCCCGCGCCGCCCGTGGATTGCAGCGACCCGAGATTTCGTTAGATTTTTAGTTTTTTTTATTAATTTCATTCATCCCGTGGAGCATGTACAACATCATTCGCGCGTGCGCGTGCGCGTTCTAAAGAAAGAACAAAAAAATTCCACACCTTCCTTCTCAGAATAGATGTGGAAATCTTGATGAAAAAATCCTGGCTATAGATTTCAGGCTTTTTCTATGACTTCATGTGTTCAATAATTTCCTTGATGCGAACGGCTAATTAGTATCTATGACCCCCGTATGGCCCTTATTCCCTTAAAAATGCTTGATATACCTGCATTTCTATCGTCCTGCTAAGGGAGTAGGGTGGGATAACTGCCGCGAGGGTTCAAATCCCTCCTTCTCCGCCAAAACCGTTGAAAACATTGCGTTTTCAACGGTTTGCTTTTGCTCAATTGATTCTCCCCATAACATATCTCTGTCGTTCTATGGCCCCTATCTATGGCCCCCGCTATGGCACACAAGACTCCCCTGAAAAGGGAGTAGATACAGTTTCGGTATAATACCATAATGAGACAACATATCTTGACAGTATATTCATCATCGTGTAGAATGGATATTGTCCAAGGCGTGCTGCAAGGCATGATGCGGACCGAGAGCGAACAACAAACGCGCAGGCGGTTGCTCCATCCTCCCGAAAGGGGGTGATGCGGATGCGTATTACGTTCCACATCGGAAGGTACACGGTGACGATCGTCATCAATAAAACGCACCGCAAAGAGAACAGCCGCCACTCGGCCAAGTGACGGCTATCTTTGTGATGCGAATCACAATCCAGTTTTAGCTTGAATGAGCAACCGCGTGCGTGGTTCGCTCTTCGTCTATATTATACATCCTCCGGCACAGAAATGTCAAGCATCGAGAGCAAGAAAGATTTGTTTTGCATGGTATCTATGCCCCCGCTATGGCCCCCATACGCTCGAAAATGCCTGATATATCGGTGTTTCTATCGTCCTGCTAAGGGAGTAGGGTGGGATAACTGCCGCGAGGGTTCAAATCCCTCCTTCTCCGCCAAAAGCCCTGAAAACGCAATGTTTTCAGGGCTTTTCATGTGTTTTCTCTTAATCACGGTTATGAACTTCTCTGGGTGTCTATTCCTGCTTATTCTCGTCTATGGCCCCTTCTATGGCCCCCGGTTTTTCTGACTTCCTTTTGAGTTTATCAACGGCTGCAAGGGCATCTGAATCATCAGGGTGCGCATAGCGTGAAAGCATGGCCGTAGTAGACCAACGCATGACCTTTCGGACCGTCTCAGGCGCGATGTTTTCCGAGATCGCAAGGGCTGTCGCGGTGGTATGGCGACACGAATATGGGGTGAGCCGACGCACACCGGCTTTTTCCAATGCTGCATAATAGCGGATGTAAAAATCATCCTGCGAACAAGCCCAAAGTCTCCCCTTCTTCCCCTCCGCGGCTTCCTGGAGCACGGGAATAATGTCAGCAGGCAGATAAACCGGCGCAGCTTTGCGGACTTCTGTCTTGAGACCAACGCCGAGGATGCGTCTATTCTCAAAATCTATCATATCCACGGTGAGACGACGCATTTCACCTGTCATCATGCCGGTATAGATCATGATGAGCGGGATCGCCGCATCCGCGCAACCCGCTTCATACGCCTTCCATATGGCTTTTTGTTCGTCCTCCGTGAACGGTTCGCGGGCTGTCTCGTTCTTTTCAGGCAGTATGATGAAGGAAGGCAGGTCTTTTGAGCACCAGCCATCCGCAGCACCGAGCGTAAACAGATGTGACAGGAGCACCTTCATGTCCCGCGCCGGGTAATATGTCGGTGCCTTCTCGCCAACAACGCGCCGCAGATCAGACACGGTAAGCGTGTCAATGGGCCTCAACGATATGGATTTCAGCTTTTCCCAGGCGATTTTATATGCGGTGCGCTTGGAATCGGACAGCTTTTCCATTTCCCCACCGCTGTATGTATTCCAGTATTCCGACAACTGAGGCGCTTTTTTACGGTTTTGCCGTTCAAACAGGTCCGAGACATATGCAAGAGCATCCGTTCGCGTCTTGAATCCACTTTTACGCAGGCGACGGCGGTGTTTCTTTCCATCTTCATCGGTAATCCAGCCTATGGTGATTTCAGCCATCCAGCCTTTGCCAGATTTATAGGCCGTGCCGGTGCCATTGGCACGCTGGTGAACACGCGACAGCGGCTTGCGCTGAAACACGCGCCCGCAGTAGCAGCACAACACGGCATCGTCCGGGATTTCTCGTTCACATCGTGGACAAATCATGCTTACCTCCTTGAAAATCCGGGCATCGCATGATATAATAACCATGCGATCCTCAAAAATGTGGCGTTGGCGAGTATCGCGGCCCGCTCCGGGAGACCGGGGCGGGTTTTTATTTCAGCTTCTTTTCAATTCCCAAGGAGACAAATCCAGCCAGTTCCCCGTTCTTAACTCTCGGCTCATAGTACGACACGTTATATTTATCTGTTTCCATGACGCACCAATTATCAATCACGTTGTATTGCAAACGGCCATATAGTTCCGCTGCATCTTCATAATTCATATCCAGCATTGACACTAAAAGAAGTGTCAAAGCTTCATCACGAGGACGATATGTGAGTGGAACTTCAAGATCGAGACTGTATCTGGACATATCATTGTAATACACATATGTCAAATAGAAAAAGTCACCTACTTTGGAGTATATCCATTCGCAATCTTCCTTGTGCGTTATTACCAACTCGGGCAATTTCAAGTATATCCTGTTGTCTGCCAGGATCGACAAGTAATCAGAGATTGGAGATAGATCGGCCATAGTAGAACCGTAAATTGGGAAATCATATCCATGATCCAATTTCCATTGGTTCATTTTCATTAAATCAGACATATCTTTCCCACGTGTACTATCCGTATTCCCAGGTGCTTCATACTTCCCATCTTTCCAGGCGAGAAGCTTATCAAATTCGTCCTGTGAAAAGACAAAATCAACACTATCACCATTTATTTCGAGCGAAAACTTGTACGGGCCACCTTTCCGATTTGTCAGATAAGCATAGGCTATCTCGCTGCTTAATCTTGCTCTGTCTGAGTCGTTCAAGGTAGCAATTAGGTCGTCCGCTTGATCTGCGAATGCAGAAATACTAAGCAGAGATATAACGGTCAACAAAACGAGTATCTTCTTCATGCACGCCCTCCTTAATATGTCACAGAGCTCTATCCTTTATTATGCTTGGCCCACCATTCTATCCGAACGAATTTTTATATATTTCCCAGATTGCACAAGATCGTCAGCGTAATCAATCAGCTTTCCTTGTCCTTCTTCGTTTAGACTTCGGAAAGCGGCAATTAAACTGCTTTCTATATGGGAAAGAGATTCACGGAGCTCTGAAGGATTACGAATATCTGAATATCCCATGAGGTAATCTACTGACACACCGAAGTATTCAGCAATCCTGTATTTTACATCGTCTGATGGAATCGTTTTGCTTTTCCCTTCGTATTTGCCAACAGAGGAACGCTCTACCCCGATAATATCAGCAAGTTTTTCTTGCGTGATCCTTTTCTCTTTTCGTAATTCCTTTAAGCGTTCGCCAAACATTGTTTTTCACCTCAATAGCATTATAGTGAAAACAATTCACAATTTCAACAAAATTTAGACGATGTGAAAACATTTCAGAATATGAACTTGACATTCTGAATTGTGTTCGATATAATGTGAATTACTTTCAGAAACGAGGATATAGTCAAATGAAGAACCCTTTCGCAAAAAGAAGAATTGATGCAAATCTCAGCCAAGAAGATGCCGCATCTGCTTTGGGTATCGAACGATCAACTATAGCAAAGTGGGAAACAGGGAAGGCCAAACCTCGTGCTGATAAGTTGCCGTCAATCGCCCGTTTGTATGGTTGCTCGATATCCGACCTTCTTTGCAATGATTCTCAGGAAAATAAAACCCAAGAGGCGGTGTAATCATGGAAAAGCTGACAATGACAGTCGAAGAACTGGCCGCGCTGCCCGGGGTCCATGTGGGCACCAAAGAAGCGGCGGCGGTATTGGGCTGTGACCGTTACTCGCTGAACATCGCGGCGAAGCAGGGCACGCTCAACATCGCCCACACCTTTGTTGGTAACCGGCTGAAAATCAGCAAGGCGGCGCTTCTTGAATACTGCGGCTATATCAAGCAGGAGAAGGCCCCGCTTTCCATCGTGTTCAGCAAGGGGGTACGGATGTGAAGATCATCGCCGTGGACTTCGACGGGACGCTGTGCGTCAACGCCTGGCCGAAGATCGGAAACGCCAACTGGCCGACGATCCATAAGCTGCTCCAGCGGCAGGCCGCAGGCGACAAGCTGATCCTGTGGACGTGCCGCGAGGGCAAGCGGCTGGAGGAGGCGCTGAACTGGTGCCGCAATCGCGGTCTGGTTTTCGACGCCGTGAACGACAACTTGCCCAGGAACATCGCGGACTATCAGAACAACCCGCGGAAGATATTCGCGGACGAGTATTGGGATGACAAAGCCGTCGCTGTGGGCGACTGCCACTTCTATTCCAACGGCTTCGAGACCATCTATTTCGTCGAGGATGATTCGCCGGTGCCGAACGGCCTGATTAACCGCCTGAGGTTCCTGTTTACGGGGAGGATGTAATGAGCATGGAGAAAAACAACAGCTTCGCCGACATGCCAATTTCACCTGATAAAAACAAGGAAATGGCGGCGTTGTATTGGGACCCGCGTAACTACCCTGGTGACACTCCATGTGTTCCAACGTGGGCTGTAAGCGTCAAATCGAATATATTTGTCATCATTCGGGAGATTGCCAGATTGATCGTGAACGGGACTGAATCGAACAAAAAGGCACGGATCGTACTGGAATACGACCCGCAAAGTGAAAAGATGTTTATACAGTCGTTCATGACACGCGATGAAGCAGTTCCGCCGACAGACCGGGAATCGTTTGCGGATTGATGCTTTCATCCAGGAAGAATGTAAAAACGCCTGGTTCTTTCGTCAAAGAAATCCCTGTCTCGCTCAGGATATGCAACCTTTCACGAAGCTCCTTCCGTTCTTCATCTTTCAGCGTGCGTAGATCAACAACATACTATAATAGCATCACAATTCACCCCCTTTCCCCACTATGATACCACAGTATGGAGGTACAGGCAATGTCGGTGCGCATGACCGAAGAGGAGTATGCTGATCTGATGAAGCGGCGGGCGCTGCCCTGTGTACCGGCGAAGCCCTCCGGGGTGTCCGTGGCACATTTGCGCGGGAGCGATCTGCCGGGGATAGCAAAAGAAACCCCACCGCGCGTTGAGCATCATGACGAGTTTGCCATATGGCCATATCTCATGGAGGCCGCGAGGATTGCAGAAGAGGCAGAGAAAAAGGCCAAGCGCCCCAAGTACGGCAACCGGAAGGTTGAGATCGACGGCATGAAGTTCGACAGCCAGCACGAGGCCGATGTTTACTTCGGGACGCTGCTGCCATCATGGAAGTGCGGCGCTTATAAGCTGCTGGCGCGTCAGGTGCCCTTCGATCTTCCGGGCGGAATCCGGTATATCGCCGATTTCGTGACGGTGAGCGTGGACGGCCATGTGTCCGTCATTGACGCAAAAAGCGAGGCGACCCGGAAGAACCGTGTGTACATCAACAAAAAGAAGCAGATGAAGGCCATCTGGGGCATTGAGATCATGGAGGTATGATCGTGGGAAAAATCCGTTGCAGACAATGCGATATATGCGGCATCCTTATGTCTGAATATGATTATCAGATTCATATACGTCCGAAAATTCCCATCAGCATTCGTCATGGCAAACCTTACCTGTACATGAAGAAAATGGAGTTATGTGAAAAGTGCGGATTACAGCTTCAATTAGAGGTTGAATCTGCGGTAAGGCAAGCCAGGAGCTTAAAGAGCAAGGAGAACGTATGAACCATCCGAAGCACAATTTCAAGCTGGAGCGCAATTACTCCTACCATCCCCCGAAGGGCAACCAGACCAGCCGGTACGTCGCCATACGCGCGGCGGCGAAGCTGCTGGCCGAGGAGATCGAGAGGCTATGTCCGGACAGCCGGGAGAAGTCCATCGCGCACACGAAGATCGAAGAAGCAGTCATGTGGGCCAATGCGAGCATTGCCCGCAACGAGTGAGCCATGGGAATGTAGCACAGAGGGAGTGCGGCTGTGATGAAGGAAGGGCCGAGCACTGGTCCAGCTCCAGGCACCACCACACAGCAGGTCGCCGGTTCAAATCCGGCCATTCCCACCATGACATCCTTGCTCAATGGGATGTCGGAGTGATAGCCACTCCACGGCCAGGGGCGAAGATCGCGTCGCCCATCAGACCGGCTCGTCGCTTCCAGACGGGCGCCGCCTGCCAACATAGTGTTGCTTGCATACAACATGGCATTATGGACGGTCACATAAGGCGGCTCACATGCGCGTGCATGGCGCAGGGTGCTTCCACATTGCGCACCTGCCCGGATCGTGACCGGGAACGCGCACACACAGTAGACGCAGTATGGGTAACTATATCGACCAGCCATGAGGGGGTATGCCCATGAAGAAGTAGATCGAACCAAGCCCAGCCAACCCGACGATACTATATCATCATACGGGGGTGTATGCTGAGGTACACCCCTGTCATGGGGTAAGCGGGGAGGCCGCAGGCGGACCGTGGGGATTCCCGGACGCCGGAGGGTTCAAGCCCCTCAAGCCCCCGTTCACACAGTGCTTTGGGTCGGTATACTTTGGATCACGGCATTGTGTGCCTGTAAATCAAATTAGAGAGGAGGTTGTCGATGGCCTGGATCAGCTATTATATGGGGTTGCACCTTGCCCTCGTGGCGGTGCTCGCGCCGGTCTATGCTGCCGGGTGGGACGATACCCGCGCGTCCGGCATACACGGCATCCATAAACCCGCGCTGGCCTGCTGCACGGCATCCAGGGTTCGCAGATGCACAGCGGCGACAGGCGAGTAGATACGCCATGTTCGCGGGCATAGCAATCACATTCTACACATGCAATCCTACTCTTTCACGCGAAGCGGCGGGGCCTTGCGTCAGTGTTCCCCGCCGCGATACGGGAACGTGGTGTAATATGGTAATCGCGATTGTTGCCATGGCTACTTCAATAGATTCAGGTTCAAGTCCTGACGTTCCCACCAGGGGAACCACATTTGCCTGTTTTCACAACCCCGCAAACGATTCAAAACAGGATGACAGCCGGGAACAGACCGGCAAACATGCGGCGTTTGTGTGGAATGCACGTCACCCTCACAAGGGGTGAAGGAGTTGGTTCAAGTCCAATGGGCCGCACCAGGGCTTTTCGGTTCAGCAAGCTCCCCATCAGCCGGGGAGTCCGTGGCTGCCATTCCGCAGGAAGGAATGACGGGCGAGAAAAACCGACGATTGCAGGCGATTCTTCCATGTGGACCAACGACTGAGGTACAGGCGGTTCAGTACGACATGGCGCAAAGGTCAAGGGCACCGCAAAGCGACAAAATGAAACGCAGCGCTATGGGTTCCCCTGCTGTGGGGTTCGGCGATTCGCTATCGTGAAAACAAACGCAGCATGACGCCGGGAAAGGACGGTTGATACGCTTAGAGCCAGATTCGGGAGCTGTCGTAAAATGTGCCGAAGGTAATCTTGCCAGCATTCCTAAAGAGCGTTCGTGAACGCTGGTGGCAGCCGGGAAAGACCGGCAATTTCATGCGAGGCCCTGTCGGGGGACTATTCGGAAATGAAGGAGGTAATGCCTCCCATGGACGAATCAAGGGTGCGCTGCCAGCCCGCCGGGTTCGATTCCCGGCCCTCGCTCCATCTTCCCCAGGAGTAAGCGGATGTACAGTTTTGCAGAGATCAAGGTATTGGCTCCCAGACCTGGGGTTTGCAGGATATGCGCCGCAAGGCATGATCCGGCAGAACCGCATGACCGGGACAGCCTGTACTACCAGAACCGATTCAGACGCAGACACAAGCGATTCCCAACGTGGGCCGACGCCCTCTCCCATTGTGATGAAACGACCAAGGCCGTATGGCGGGAAACGCTCATTAAGCGTGGTGTTTCATCGGAGGAATTAGGCGGCGATGGGGCTTAACGGCTGGATCAGCCTTTCAGAACGTCCGCCCAATGCGCGGGACGGAGAACAGATACTTGTGTGGCACGTTATGCAAGGTACGATGATCGTGCGTCGCGTAGATTGCCACAGGAACCATTTTTACAGCCATTGGCAGAAGATTCCTGCCGAAGGCTGGGTTAGTGCGCTCTTTCGGAAGCCGCAGGTAACGGAATGCGATTTGTGGCAATGTGTACTCGCGTATCATGACACCGATGGATTCAAAGTGACCGGCTACCATCAATTCCTCTGGGACAAGCACCTCATTTTCTGGAGATCAGCCCCGGAGCCGCCGGACAATCACGTTGAGTTACAAAAACGATTTTGAAGGAGGACCGCAGGATGAATGAACTCGCCAACGCCACGACGGGACATGAGATCAGCGTAATCGACGGGCTTGCCATGCAGGCGCGAACGCTGAGAATGTCCATCGAGATCAGCTATTGGCAGCTCGCGCGTGTATTCGCCGAGGCCAAGGAGCTGGTTCCTCACGGCGGATGGGCCAAGTGGGTGGAGGTTAACGCAGACGTGAGCCAGAAAACGGCTGATGACATGATCGAATCCTACAAGCGCTTCGCCGGTAGACCGCAGTTTGAGGCATTGGGCAGGACGAAGATTACCCGGCTTTTGCCGTTGCCGCCCGAAGCCGAGGAGGACTTCATGGCAACCCACGACGTTGCCAATATGAGCACCCGTCAGATACAGGAGGCCGTGAAAAAGGTCCGCGCCGAGGCCCAGGCCGAGATCGACGCCGCGAAGGAAGCGGCCCGCGCCGCTGAGCGCCGCGCCATCGAGGCCGAGCGCAGGCCGGCAGAGGTGCCGGAGGAGCTGACCGATCAGCTACGCGCCAACGACCAGACCATCAAGGAGCAGCAGGCGGAGATCGACCGGCTGGCCGGTCTGAGCAAGATGGCGGTCACGGAGAAGCAACGCATCATCAAGGAAAACTGCGACCTCCGGCGCGACCTGCGAGAGCGCGACGAGGACATGGAGGCCATGCAGGCCGATCTCCAACGCGCCCAGGACGAGCTGCTGAACCTACAGAGCGCCCAGGCCCGCGGCGAAGCCGATCACCAGCCTTCCGACACGCTGACGCCGGACGTGTTCGCCAGCGCTGTGAACGCCTTTATTGGGACGTGCTGTCGCCTGCCGCAGATGGGCCGGACGTTCGCCGCCATGTCCCCGGAGGACAAGGAAAGATACGATCAATCCCTTCGCACGCTTGAACGGTGGGCCGAGAGCGCCCGCCTTGCCCTCAACAGCATCGCATACGAGGAGGCGATTGTCATTGGATGATATTGTCAAGCGCGAGGACGCATCCCTCACGCCCGAGACGGCGAAGGTCGTCTCGCTGGTCGTGCGGGACATGATGGCCCCGATCATGGAGACCATCGGCAAGATGCTGGAGCACAACACGCAGGCGATGGAGCAGATCGCCGCCGCCCAGCAGATCACGAGCGAGCGCATCGCGTCCCTTGAAAAGCGCGTGCGCCTCCAGACCCCTTTGAGCAAATCCCAGGAAAACTGTATCAACGGAGCCATCCGCGCCAGGGCGCGGGATCTTCTGGACCCCCGCGGGTATTCGGAAGACAAGAAGGCCGTGACGAAGCTGTGCGGGATCATCCGCAAGAGCGTCCTTGCCCGCTACGGCGTGGGCAGCCTGCGGGAGGCCCCAGCCTATGACTATGACGTGGCGATGAAGCAGGTCGCCATGTGGAACGACCGAATCGCCCTGCGGGACGTGGAAAAGGAGGCGCGGGAACGTGAGAATAAGGCTTTGGAAGCATCTGAACCGTCTGAGGCTGTGGATGTTTAGACACCGCTGGCCCGCCTGGACGATCAACCTGGCAAGTTGGCTATGCGTGAAGGCATGGAGGGACAGCTATGCAAAGTGACCAGAGCATCACAGAGTTGCGCGACAAGCTGGTGATCCTCGCCGAGGAGACCGGGCACAGCTACGAAACCGTGCTCCAAACGACGATCAGACTGTGCGACGCGCTTTTGCGCGAGGCAAACGTATTACAGCAAAACGGAGGTAGAGACCATGAAAATAACTGAATTGGCGCGGCAGGTGCATGAGAACGCCGTCGCGCACGGATGGTGGGAGGAAAACCGGGAGTTCCCGGAGATCAACGCGCTGATACACTCCGAATGGAGTGAAGCCCTGGAGGAAGCGAGGGCAGGCAGGCCGATGGTTTGGTATAAACCTGATATTGTAAATGCTTGCTGGCGCAATAACTGCAAGTCTTATATAACCGATGGTTATGTCTGCCACACGAACGGCACTTGCCCGGAGCACTTGAAGCCCGAGGGCATCGCCGTGGAGCTGATCGACGGCTGCATCCGCATACTGGACTATTTCGGCAAGATCAACGCTGAAATTCATGACAGCGACAACACCGAATCCACCATCGAGGGCCTGTATTCCGAATCCAGCGTTGGAAATGTGTGCGACACGCTGCCGGAGCTGGTTGCTTATCTGCACATGTATACTGCCCAAGCTTTGATAGAGAGACAAGCCTCTATTCCTTATGACATATACGGAATCCATAACTTGCTGGGCGCGATGGCGGCGGCACTGTCCTGGGTAAAGAAACAGGGCCTCGACCCGCTGGCGATCCTGCTGAAGAAGCACGAATATAACAAGGGGCGTGCGTACAAGCACGGTAAAAAGTTCTGATCTGAGGCAGGCCCGCAAGGGCCTTGTCCATCCTGTAGAAAGGCGTACAACACCATGAGCCAACAGAACTTTGTTGAGCAATTCAGATTGTTCATGGAATACGCTCGAAAAAACTCAATGCACAGCCGCGAATGTATGCTTTGGGTGAGCCTGTTTTACTTCGCCAACGAGGAAGCGACGTATAACGGCGATACCCAAACATACGAGTGGCCCGATGATTTTTTCGCAGTTTCCAATGGCGAACTGAATGCTTACGGCAAGTTTGACAAGCAGGCCGTCGAAAGCCTGCGGAACAGGCTTAAACAGCGCGGGCTAATCGACTTCATCAAGGGCAACCGCAACAGCGCCACGCCCATGTATAAGATTCATTACCTGTACAAGTCTGGGAATAAAATCATTCCCAACAACACCGCCAACGATACCCCCAAACAACAAGCCAACCATGTACCCAACAATACCGCCAACGATACCCCCAAACAGCAAGCCAAACATGTACCCAACAATACCCCCCTTTATATAAATATAAATAACATACCTTGTCAAGATACAAACCCAGATTACTTTGAGGATGAAGAAGAACAGGAGGAGCAGCAACGCGCGTATGCGCGCGCGGGCGTGGAAGTCCTGACCGCCTGGAAAAACGCCTTTGGGGAGAAGCCCACGCCGCTGATCGTCAACGAGCTGGCGAAGCGGGGCGTGATGCTGGGCTTCGAGGAGGGTGTGCTGGCGGCTGCCATTCGCACGGCGGCGTGGCGAAACGCGAACAGCCCTATGGACTTCATCACCGCAACGCTTGTCGACTGGAAGCACCACAACGTCAGGACCACCGAGGACGTGGACGAATACTCCGCTCTGTATGACATGCAGAACGGCAGAATGGGAGTGTCCGGGTCCTGGGATGCTCTCAACAAGATCAAGGAATTTACCGAGGAACGCGCGTCTTCGGAGAAAAGCGCGATGCGCTGAGACAAAAGGAGGCCAACGCCACATGGGACTGGACCATATCAAGCTGGCAAAAAACACCGAGGAGCTGAAAAAGCTGATTGCGGAGCACCCGGATTACCCGATTGTGGTTCTTGCCGGGGAGGAAGCCAACAACGGGGATTACGGCTGGATGTATTGCAGCGATATTTCCTTCGGGATCGAGGAAATCCTTGACACGGATTTCGTGGACTACAACGATTGCGCCTTCACGGATCGTGACCGGCTGGAGGAGTTCATAGAGGACATGCTGTACGACGATTGCAGCGGTAAGCCAGAAGAGGAGTACGACAAGGCGGTCAAGGCCAAGGTGGCCGAGCTGGAGCCGTACTGGGTGAATGTCATTGCCATATACGCGACCAATTGAGCAAAAGGAGGCCAACGCCACATGAAGATCGAGACACAGAAAACCAACATCGTGCGCATTGCATACCACCAGGAAAAAGGCGATCCCGGTTACGGAAGCTGCCTTTGGGCGTACTTCGACTTCGACCTGGACAAGTACATGCTGAACATCCAGAGCGACGCGGGCAATGCGTCTTATCGTTGGTGCGCTACCCCGGAAAGCGAGAGCTTTTTACACCTGATGGCGCGGATCGACGATGATTACCTGATAAACAAGCTGTTTGAGGAAACGGTGGTGGACATCGAGGCCACAAAGCGGGAGCTGCGCGAATACCTTGAAAGCTCGGATATGGACGAGGGTGAGATCGAGGACGCCATGGATGACTTCGACAACACGCTATACAGTTACGATATAGAGCGCAACATCAGCATGGCGTATCGTGTGGTCGAGGATTGGAATAACGACAACGATCTGGATATTGATATGGCCTATGACCTGGTGCAAACAGATTACACGGCAGGTGAAAAGCGGATCGTGCAGATATTCAAGGACCATGTTCAGCCGATAATCAGCATGATCGAGAAAGGGGCCAACGCCACATGATAAAGCAGGAGCCGCGGGTACTGAGACCGGAGGAACTGGCCGCATTGAGCGAAGAACCGGTCTGGCTTGAACCCAAGAGCGGCAAATCGTACACGGGATGGGTGCTGATCGACACCGTGCGGGAAGGATCGGGAGAAGCCAACAAAAAGCTGCGCCTGACGCGGCCCGGACGTGTCATGGTGTGTCCCAATATTGACCTATACGGCATTAAATGGCGGTGCTGGACATCCCGCCCGACTGACGGACAAAGGGAGGCGGAACCGTGGAACTGAGCGAAAAGCCATGCCGTAAATGCAAATACGCAAAACGTGTTTGCGCTGGGCCGGGTAATTGGTTTTTCACAGGCTGCTTTTACGGTGACTATCACGGCAAATGGGTAGCTGAAATTAAGAATTGTCCGAAAAAGGCAATGCGCTTGACCGATGAAAAGATGGAGGCGGAACCATGGCAGAATCAGTAAAGTGTCTCAAATGTGGCGGCAGGCTTGTTTACGAGGAGTTCGCGCAGCGGGGTAAAGTATTTTCTGTTTTGCCAGATGGGACCATCGGAAAGAAATACAAGTACATGTACTATCCGACCGACGGCGAAGTAGATATGGTTTACTGCAAACAATGCGGTGAAAACTATGATTTTTATTTAACAGACCATCTTAGCAAGGTAGTTCTTGAAGGGGTGATGGACTGATGGGAGTGAAAACCAAAATCGACTGGTGCGACGCGAGTTGGAACCCGGTTACGGGATGCTTCCACGGGTGCGAATACTGCTATGCGCGGGGAATCGCAAATCGGTTTGGCCTGCCATATGCGCCGAAATTGGGCGATCCAGGTATGGAGGGCGCGAAGAAGTACGACAGCGACGAGGGCATGGACACTATGCTGGAGCTGGAAAAGCCCTACGAAAAGGGCGGGCACATACAGCCCTATCCGATGGGCTTCAATCCGACCTACCATCGCTACCGGCTGGACATACCGAAGCGCTGGACGAAGCCGAGGACCATCTTTGTGTGCTCCATGGCTGATCTGTTCGGCGAGTGGGTGCCGGACGAGTGGATCAAGGATGTGTTTGATGTCTGTGCGGCTGCACCACAGCACAGGTATCTGTTCCTGACCAAGAATCCCAGGAGGTATATCGACCTCATGAAAGAGAGGATTATACCGAATTGGCTGAATACCAGAAACATGTGGTTTGGATCAACAGCAACGTTCAAAAAAACCGAAGTATTTGGTGATGCTCCAGAACGCAACACATTCATGAGCATTGAGCCCATCATGGAACCCTTTCACAATCTCGGCAACCGTGCCTGCATCGTTGATTGGATCATTGTAGGCGCTGAAACCGGCAATCGCAAGGGCAAGGTTATTCCGAAAAAAGATTGGATCATGGAAATATCGGAAAGCTGCACTCGGACAAGCACACCAATCTTCATGAAGGAATCCCTGCGTGAGATCATGGGTGCGGACTTCCGGCAGGAATTCCCATGGGGTGAGGTGTGACCATGGAATCTCAACAACCGAAGGAACTATCCCCACGGCAGAAGTGGGCACGCAAAAGATACCTCCAAAGGATCAGCGAGCACCGTTGCACCCGATGCGGGGTTATTGATGATCTGACACTCCAGGGCCGCGTCAAGTGCGCCGAGTGCAGCGCAAAGGCGAACGCAAGGAAATCCAAACCCCTGTCCGAGGAAAAACGCGCAGAGAAGAACGCGAACAAGCGCGAGTGGAAGAAGCGGCAAAAGGCGGCGCATGTATGCCTTCGGTGTGGCGAGAAGGATGCCCGCACGCTTGACGGGATGAACTATTGCCTGCCATGCTCCAGGCATATCGCGGCTGTAGCGAAAAAGAGTTACGACAGCGAGCACAAGAACGCATTGCGCAACGCACGCCGCGCAAGCTGGAGAGCCGAAGGGCTATGCTCCAGGTGCGGCGGCAAGAAGGAGGAGCCCGACAAGGCCATGTGCATCGACTGTCGCGTCAAAACAAGGATGGACCACCGAAGGCAGAGGATCGAGCAGGGTATACTTCCGCGCGGCACCGGCGGCATGTGCTCACGCTGCAACAAGGTTCCGGCGATCGATGGGAAGAAGATGTGCCAGACCTGTTATGACAAACAGGTGGTTATCGCCCGAAACATGCTCGCTGCCAAAGAGGAGAAGAGACGCAATGAAAAAGCCAACGCCACAGGAGCTGATCGCGGCCATCCATGCGAAATGCCTTGAATGCAGCGGCGGCAGCCGAAAGGAGGCCCACAACTGCAAGCTCAAGGATTGCCCGCTTTGGCCCTATCGCCGAGGGGGGCTGCGGGAAAAGCTGAGACAGCCCAAGGGCCAGATCAGCGTATTCGACATCACGATGGAAAGAGAGGGCGCATGATGACGGAAGAAAAGAGCAGGATCGTCAAAGTATACGCGACATGCGAATATGAGATATTCAACTCGGAAAGCGTTGAGGATGCCGAACGCCGAGCGTTTGCGGACGCCGAGGAGGAGCTGGGCAGCATCATCGGCAGCGAATGGCATATCGAACTGGCAGAATTTGACCGGGAGAGGGTTTACTGATGTCTAAAATCTATTTCGAAGAATACATGGGCACAGTTCAAAACACCGGATGGCCGATTGACGGACACCGCCTGTTATTCGGCCTATGGGACTATGACGGCCGTTCATTATATCATCTGCATTCCTGGGGTGATGAAGATGATGAAGCGGTGAAATTGACCATGTTCAAAACCATGGTCGATGCTGGGTTTATCGACGAGGCGGACAAGGACGAGTTCATGATGGTCTGGAAAGACGGCATGTTCGACGAGGTATATTGTCCCGGCTCGTTCTGCATTGACCTGGACAAACTTACGGATGTGGAGAAGGTGAATCCATGCGAGAAATAGTCGTGGACAACTTCGCCGGAGGCGGCGGAGCCAGCACCGGCATTGAGATCGCCATAGGCCGCAGCGTGGACATCGCAATCAACCACGACCCGGCGGCCATCGCCATGCACCGGGCGAACCACCCCAGCACCGAACACTACACGGAGGATGTCTGGAAGGTGGACCCCGTGGAAGCCTGCGCCGGCCGGCCGGTGGCGCTGGCCTGGTTCTCGCCGGACTGCAAGCACCACAGTAAGGCCAAGGGCGGGAAGCCCGTGAGCAAGAAGATTCGCGGCCTTGCGTGGGTGGCGGTCAGATGGGCCAAGAAGGTGCATCCCAGGGTCATCATGCTGGAGAACGTCGAGGAGTTTCAGGATTGGGGCAGGCTGGACAAGAACAACCGCCCCGACCCCAGGTACAAGGGGGAAACCTTCAGGCGCTTCGTGCGGCAGCTTGAACGGCAGGGGTACAAGGTGGAGTACAAGCTGCTTCGCGCCTGCGACTATGGAGCGCCCACGTCCCGACGGCGCTTTTTTATGATCGCGCGGTGTGACGGCAGGCCGATACGCTGGCCGGAACCGACGCACGCAGACCCGAACGGGCTGGAAGTGCATGCCCATCTCAAAAGGCCGTGGGTGCCCGTGGCCGACGTGCTGGACTTCTCGCTCCCCTGCCCCTCCATCTTTGCCACATCGGAGGAGATATGGCGGGATTACCACATCCGCGCCGTGCGTCCGCTGGCGGAAAAGACCATGCGCCGGATCGCGTTCGGCGTGAAGAAGTTCGTGCTGGACAACCCGGAGCCGTTCATCGTGCAATGGAAGTTCGACGAGGAGCCGATGAGCGTCACCCGGCCCCTCACCGAAATCACGCCCGTCAACAGCCATTGCCTGGTCATGCCGAGCCTGATACAGTATCACAGCGAGCAGGGCGAGAACGTGCGTGGGCAGGACATCGCGTCGCCACTGATGACGGTGGACGCCTCCAACCGCTACGGGCTGGTGTGCGCGTTCGTCAACAAGTTTTTCGGCGGCGGCAACACCAACCCCGCCAGTAGCGCGGAAAGCCCTTTGCCGACGGTGACAGCCATCGACCACAACGCATTATGCGCCGTGCATATCACGCAGTTCAATCACAACAGCATCGGGCAGGAGGTCACAAAGCCCATCAACACCCTGACCGCCCAGACAAACCACTTCGCCGAGGTCTGCGCTTTCCTCGTGAAGTATTACGGCAACGGCGACAACGCCGTGCCCTGTGACCGTCCCGCGCCGACCATCACGGCCAAGGACAGGCTGGGCATCGTGACCGTGTACGGGCAGGATTACAGGATCGTGGACATCGGCCTGCGCATGCTGACGCCGAGGGAGCTTTTCGACGCCCAGGGCTTCCCGTCAGACTACATCATCGACGTGGACGCGGACGGGCACGCATACCCAAAGAGCGAACAGGTGGCGCGGTGTGGAAACGCCGTGTGCCCGCCGATTCCCACGGCGCTGGTGCGGGCGAATCTGCCGGAGCTGTGCAACGGGGAGGCGAGCGCGTGAAAGAATCAGTAATTGAGAGAAATAAACGTCTGGGAATAGATAAGCACATCGCGGACTTCCGGATCAAGATGCAGCAGCCCTATGATTTTAAGATCAGGTATGCAGAATTGAGGGCACGGGAGTTTTACCAAGAATGCGGAAAGCGTGATCTGTATTGCCATGTGAGCGTGGGCGGTCTGGACAGCATCACCCTATTGGTGTTCCTGCGCTCCATCGGCATTGATGTTGACGCCGTATCTGTCAGCGCCCTGGAGGACAAGAGCATCCAGGCCGTTCACAAGCAACTCGGCGTGATCGGGTTGAAGCCATACCGCAGCAAAGCCGCCGTAATCAAGGAGTTCGGATTCCCTGTCCTGTCAAAAGAGATTGCGGGAAAGATCGAACTGCTCCAGAACCCATCCGAGAAAAACAAGACCGTTCGGCACGCCATCATCACGGGCGAGACCGGCGAATATGGCGGCAACCGCACCGGCACAAGGATGCAGCTTCCCGGACGCTGGCTCCGACTGTTTGGTGGCGCTGACGCCGAGGGACGCGAACACGGGTATCAGGCCGCCCCGTTCAAAGTCAGCCAGAAGTGCTGCTATTACCTCAAGGAAAAGCCATGTGACGATTGGGCCAAGGCGCATAACAGCGTACCTTATCTGGGCTTAATGGCCTCGGAGGGTGGACGGCGCGAAAAAGCGTTGATGATGCACGGGTGCAATTACTTCGGTGAGACCACGATACGTTCCTGCCCGTTCGCCATTTTCAACCGTCAGGACATACTCCAACTTGCACTCGATCTCAATGTCCCCGTGCCGGAGATTTATGGAAAGATCGTCCGGGAACCGTCCGGAAAGCTGCGCACCACCAAGGCCCAGCGGACGGGCTGCTCCATGTGCGGCTTCGGCATCCATCTGGACAAGCGCCCACACACATTCGACCTACTCTATGACCGGAACCCGCAGGAGTGGGAGTTCTGGATGAAAAAGGTCGGATGGGGCGAAGTGCTGGATTACATCGGGGTTGAGTGGCGGCAGGATGAAAGGCAGACAAGTCTTTTTGATGTCATTGATACACAGCTTTACGGATAATGAGTGAGCATATGAGACTTGCCATAATCGTATTCTGGATCGCAATTCCCATGCCGCTGCTGCTGGCCTTTGTGACCGACTGGATTTGGAGGAAATTCAAATGATCGAAATAACCTGTACGAGAAAACAGAAACAAACTATCATTAACTCGCTTCTCAACCCGGAAGGCTGCTTGTGGCCAAGGTCTCAGAAAACATGCGCGCTTGATTTCAGCAGATCTTGTGAGGACTGTTTCGAGAAAAAGATCAAGTGGAACCTGACGGATGGGAAAGGCAGGAACAAAAGCCGTGGAGAAAAAGTGTGAAACCTGTCGCTATGACCTGGGCGGAGGCTACAACAACTGCAAGATCAATCTGGAGTATGAGTGCGCCGCGGGCGATTATGAAGCCTGGGAGCCGAAGGAGGATGAACATGCCTGATTTTATTACGGTCATGAAGGAATGGCGGCGAATGTGTACGGCATGCACGGATGAAGGCATGAAAGACGGTCTGGGCTGCGTGAAGCATTGCATGATTGCCCGCAACAGCGTTTGCGGAGACATCGAAAGCGCGAGCAATTCTGACATTATCAAGGCCGAACAGACCATAATGCAATGGGCCAGGGAGCACCAGGAGCCAGTCTATCCTTCCTGGGACGAATGGCTGACTGAAATCCTTGGTCTAAACGAACACTTCACTCTGGAAGAAGCCGAAAGTGCGATGAAGCAACCCATCCCCCCGGATATTGCTGAGAAGCTGGGACTTGAGCCGAAGGAGGGCACATGACATACGGAGAAATCTATGAAAAGGCCGTCAGTATCATAGGGAGGGGAAACGTTACCGATTATCGCCCGGCTGTGTATGAAGGCAGATTGAACGGTATGTTTGATTTTCCGCATGCAACATGTGTTCCGAACGCCATCATGATCTGGTTAAAGAATGGTGACAGGATAGTTTATAGAGCTGCTGAGCCAAAGGAGGAATCATGAAGTACATACTGTACAGCCCGCCCCATGAGATGGTGCGCGAGGCTTTCACGCGGAGCACGACCGGCGAGGAAGTGCCGAGGAAGGTATTCCATATCGGGGCGCGTGCCCTGTACCGCCACAAGAAATTCAAGAACCGGCGCTATCGAAGCGACTTCCCCTCCTGGGACGATACCCTGACGCTTTTGAAGTGCAAGACGATCCGGGAGGCCCTGGGCGAACAGGAAGCGCTCAAGAACTACTGCGGGGAGGTTTTTGAAATCCATGAGTATCAAAACGGGGAACTTGGAGCAAGAGTTGATGGTGCTGTGTCGTGAGGTCAATATCGAGACAGGAGAGATAACCGTCTATACCATCGACAAACCCGTAACTGGGGAATTGCTTTTCAATCTGCGTTTACGAGGCATGTTAAATCCAGAACTCAGATATTTCTGCGTATTAAAGTCCCGGTATGAAGAAGAGAACGCGGAATACGAGAGGCTGTTGCGCAGACAATATATATATCATAGAGCCATGGAAGCATTGGGAGGAATCACGGAGCTAACCCACACATGAATGGGCTGAGATACTTGCGAGCGCTCGCGGATTTGGAGGGATGAACGATGAACGATAAACGCGCCACGGGCGGTAAAAACGCGGATGCCAGGAAGGAGTCCGTCGTGACACGTAACAGGGATATTCCCATTCTGGCCGATCTGATCGCCACGATGCAGCTTGTGAACGCGAGTGAGCGTAGATTGGATTGGCAACATGACAGGATGCTCAGCATCAATCAGCACATCAGCGGGATGCCCGGCGGCGGAGCCTTGCCAAAGGGGCTTGAAGATGCTTTCGCAAAGCTGGAGGAGGTCGGCCAGAACCACAGCGAACAGATTCGTCATTATGTACACGCAATGCGAGAGGCAGAGCGGGTCTTGAACAGCATCGAAAGCCAGACCATGCGCGCGTTCGTGGTGATGAAGTACGTCATGGATGTGCCGGATGTGGACATCAGGATGGAGCTCAACATGACTGAGTGGGGCTTCAACCGGGCGCGAAAGAGCATCGAGGAAGCCGAGTGCATGGCCGCCGTGGTGTGGAGGGAAAAATACATCGTGGATGAAAAAAGTAAAAAAACCACTTGAAACACGAAGCCGTTTATGCTATTATGATAGCGTCGATAGAATTGGATGGGCGGACAACACAAGTTGTCCGCTTTTCGTATTTTTTGAGATTGGAGGCGAGAACGTGGCAATCATCGGATATGGCAGACCCGGAGGCTACAATGGCAACTTGGGCGGCGCGGGCTTCTATATTGACATCAGCGACCTTATGCAGACCATAGAGAAGATGCAGCGCGTCATGTCCCCTCCCGTCTTTGACAATATGCTGCGGAGCACTTTCAAGGAGGCGGGCAACAAAGTCAAAACCATCATCCGCACGGAAGTACCGCAGGATTACGAGGTAACCGCCGCATGGGCGGGCAGCCAGGTCGGATCGCCCAGAATGGGCGGCGGACCCGGGATCAGCGTCACGGTGCCGATCAGTGGCGCACGCGGCAGCATCGGAGGCAGATTCAAGGCCAGCGGCGGACGCGGACGCCCCAAGAAGGGCAAGCGCTCCAAGATCACCGCAAAGATCGTGAAGGGACAGAGCAGCACGCTTCCGGCCACCATGGATCACCAGGGCGGACAGCCGCCATTCATGGTGGGCGGTGTGGCTTTTACCAGAAAATATGCCGGTATCAGCCACCCCATTGTGCATGTGGTTGGCCTGGGTGTGCCGCAAATGCCGATCAATCGAAGCGAGAGAGATGTACAGAACGACATCAAGCAAGTTGTGGAAAAGCGTCTTGCGCATAATTTCGCAAGGCTATTTGGGTAACGCTCATGGACATGACGAAGGAACAGCTTGCGGAGCTGGCCGGAATCAGCTATCGACAGCTATACAATATCAATAAAAAACTGTCCCAGGAGGACGAGGGCAAAGCCCTGTTTGTTAAAGGCGAGAACGCAAAGAAATGCGATCTCGCCATTTTTGTGCAGAGATGGGTTGAGTATAACGTCGAGCGGGCCAGCGTAGCAGCCGACGACCTGGACGCTGTGAAAGCCCAGCATGAAAGTGTGAAGATGCGGAAAACCCAGCTTGAGGTGGACCGCATGGAGGGCACTCTGGTAGACGTACAGGAAGTGCGCCGGATGTGGGGAGACATCGCCAACACCATCATGCAAAGCATGGTCCACCTTCCGAGCACACTCGCCCCCATGGTGCGCGGGATGGAAAACGTGGAGGTCATCGGTAACGTCATAGACACAGAAATCCGCAAAGTGCTGGAGAGCCTGTCTGATACGCCGCTGCCCGCTTATCTGCTGCTCCAGGAGGACGAGGAAGAAGCAGAGGTGGAGTAGCGCATGGCAAAGAAAGGACGGCGGCTGCTCGCTGAACTCTTTGTTTTCACGCTGCTGATGCTGAAACCCCCAAAGCTGCAAAGCGTGAGCGAATGGGCAGACAGCAATCGCATACTGGTCTCCGAGAGCAGCAGCGAGCCGGGCCGATGGCGGACGGACAGAGCGCCCTATCAGAAAGAGATCATGGACGCTTTCACCCAGCCCGGCGTCTGGCAGATCGTCATTATGGCGAGCGCACAGGTAGGCAAAACGGAGCTGGAATTGAACATGATGGGCCGGGCAATCGACGTTGACCCCGGCCCCATGCTTTTCATACAGCCTACGGATGGATTCGCGGAGGACTTTTCCAAGCGCCGTGTGGCCCCTATGATCCGCGCATGCCCTGCGCTCCAGCGAAAGGTCTACGAGGCTAAAAGCCGGGACGCGGGCAATACCATCACCATGAAGACCTTCCCTGGCGGAAGCGTCGCTTTTACCGGGGCCAACTCCCCCACCGAACTGGCCGGACGCCCCGTGCGGTATGTGTTTATGGACGAGATAGACCGTTTCCCGGCGAGTGCCGGAACCGAGGGTGATCCGCTGGAACTCGCGGAGCGCAGAACCGAGACCTTCCGGCACAACCGCAAGGTAGTCAAGACCAGCACGCCCACGATAAAGGGTGCCTCCAAGATTGAGAAGGCATACATGTTAGGCACTCAGGAAGAGTGGCATACCGAATGTCCCCATTGCAAGCAATTCTCGTTTATCCGCTTCGACAACATCAAGTTTGACAAGCAGGAATACAAGGACGAGGGCGGTGAGCGTAACTACCATGTGCGCAATGTGCGGTGGCAATGCCCCTTTTGCCAGGGCGAGACGCGGGAATATGACACAAAACGCTGCCCGGCCAAATGGGTGCAAAAGAACCCGGAGGCCCTGGAAGCGGGCGTGCGGTCCTTCCGGCTGAATGCCTTCATGTCCCCATGGTCCGACTGGACAGACATCTGCCGGAGCTTCCTCAAAGCGCACGACGACCCGGAACTGCTCAAAGTTTTCGTGAACACGATGCTGGGCGAGAGCTGGGAAATGCGAGATCGCAGCGGCGCACCGGAGATGTTGTATGATCGACGGGAGATATATAACGCAGAGGTGCCAACGGGTGCATTGGTGCTGACCATGGGCGTAGACACTCAGGATAACCGCCTGGAATACGAGGTTGTGGGTTGGGGTCGTGAGGAACAAAGCTGGGGCATCGCAAAGGGTGTGATCCCAGGGCGGGCCGACGCGCCGGAGGTATGGTCAGAGATCGACGACCTACTGGATCGACAATGGACGCTGCCAAATGGAATGAAGATGCGCATACTCGCCTCCTTCATGGACAGCGGCGGTCATTTCACCCAGGAAGTATATGCCGAATGCGCAAGGCGCGAAAGCAAGCGTATATGGGCTATCAAGGGTGAGGGTGGAAGTGAAAAACCGTATGTTCGGCTGATGAAGAAGGACAACAGCAAGGACAAGGCGACGCGGTTCATCATCGGCGTAGACAGCGGAAAAGAAGCCATTATGTACGCCACAACGGTTATGGAGCCTGGTCGGTACTATATGCACTTTCCAAGGGACTACACCTGCGGCTATGACATCGAATACTTCCGAGGACTGATCTCCGAGAAGCCTGTGCAGCACCGCAGGATGGGACAGACCGTGGTCACTTGGGAAAAGACCTATGAGCGCAACGAGCCACTTGACTGTCGAAATTACGCGCGGGCGGCCTACAAGTATTTCAATTGGAATTTCGACAAGATGGAACGCCTGCTCAACGGGATAGAGGAACCGAAGATCGAAACCCGACAGCAGGTGGAGAAGCGCAAGAAAAAGCGCGTGTTGAGCAAGGGAATACAGGTTTAACGCCCCGCGCTACTGCTCTGACGGCAAGCGCGGGTTTCGGGCGGCGCAGCCAATGCGCACGCCCTCAGTCCAGCAGAGCCGGACGCTATGTAAGGAGGTTGACTATATGGCGTATATATCTGCCTATACGCTGACGGAGGCGCGGAACCTGCTTGCGCTGTACAAGGAGGCCGAGATCGCCCTGGTGGACGGTCAGGCCAAGGGCTACAAGATCGGCACGCGGGAATTTACCGCCATCGACCTGCCGTGGATTCAACAGCGCATCCGCGAACTGGCAAAGACGATTGAAGGTCTGGAGGGCAACGTGCGGACGAAACGGGCCGTGATGGTTGTCCCCCGCGACATGTAAGGAGGACTGACAGATGGCAAAGCGCGACCCAACCTTGAAGGAGCGTGTGCTGTTTTTGTTCAGCCCGGAGCGAGCCAACAAGGAGTACAATAAGCGTCTCAATGCAGAGGATGCCGCCCGCGAGGACAAGCAGAAAAAACGGAGCGCGAGCCCGCGCATGAGTTACGGGAATCATGGCGCGAGCCAGACCCTCAACAGCATGGTGGGCTGGATCGTGAACGGCGGTGCGGCAGAGGATGACATCGACGAACACTCCAGCACGCTACGCCAGAGAAGCCGGGACCTGTTTGAAGGTGGCGGCCTCGCTCGAAGCGGCCCGATGACGCTGACGACCAGCGTTGTGGGCTGGGGCATCCATCCACACCCGCAGATCGACGGCGACTTCCTGGGCATGAACGAAAAGGTCCGGGAAGAAACCGAGCGGGCGATTCTGCGCGAGTGGAAGCTGTGGGCGGAAAACCACTTTTGCGACGCGGAGCGTCACAAGAACTTCTATGAGCTTCAGGACCTCGCTTTTCTGTCCATGCTGGTCAGCGGAGATGTGTTCGCGCTGTTTGGCATGAAGCCGAACACGCGAACCCCGTATCAACTGACGATCCGACTGCTGGAGGCCGACAGGATCAGCACGCCGAACAGCAGCGGCGACAGCGAGATCACGAACCTGGAAAACGGTGGACGCATCATCGACGGCGTGGAGATCGACAGGGAAGGCGCTGTGGTGAAATACCACATTGCGAGCCATCATCCCCTTTCCAACAACGCCACGGAACAGCTCACATGGCAGGCCATAGACGCCTACGGCAAGGACACGGGCGAACCGAACATACTGCATATCATGGTCAGCGAGAGACCAGAGCAGCGCCGAGGCGTGCCCTTTGTGGCGGCGGAGATCGAACTGCTGAAACAGTTTGACCGATACCTCAAAAGCGAGTTGACGGCCAACCTGGTGGCGAGCATGTTCAGCGTGTTTCTGGAGAGCACCGAAGATGACGGCGTGAGCGGCCTGGAGGATGTGGTCAATGAGGATGACCGCGTAACCGATGACGATTACCATTACGAGTTGGGGCCGGGCGTGGTTCTCGATCTCCCCTATGGCAAGAAGGTTCACGAGGTCAATCCCACCCGCAACAATTCCACCTTCGACAAGTATGTCGGCGCGATGGAAACCGTGATCGGCAGCAGCATGACGATCCCGAAGGAAGTGCTGGTCAAGAAGTACGAGAGCAACTACACCGCCGCACGCGCCGCCCTGCTGGACTTCTGGCGCACGGTGCGCGTATATCGCACGCGATTCAACGCCAGCTTCAACCAGCCCATTTATGAGCAATTCATGGCCGAGGCCGTGGCAACCGGACGCATTGAAGCGCCCGGTTTTTTTGATGACCCGATGATCCGGCAAGCCTGGTGCGGCTGCACCTGGATGGGTGCGAGCATGGGCCACGTTGACCCCTTGAAGGAGGTCAACGCCGCCGCGATGCGCATTGCCAACAACATCACCACGCAGGAGCAGGAAGCCAGCGAGTATAACGGCAACGACTGGGCGGCCAACATCCGCCAGCGCCGCCGCGAACTGGAAGCCCTGCAAGAGTTTGCCAGACTGATGCAGCAGGCCAACGGCGACAATCCGCCCGCGCCCGACGAAAAGGAGGACGAGGACGAGACCGAGGAACAGGAGGACGAGGAATAATGCCGAGAGATGTTTTTCGCCTTGCCTTCCGCGCCGGCATGAGCGCGGATGACAGCGAGACCGGCGAGCTGATGCTGTACGGCGAAATCGTGCAGGACTACAGCAAGTGGTACAAGGAGCAGTACCCGAACGACAAGAGCGCCAGCGACTTCGACAAGGCCATCAAGGACCTGAAAAACAAGGGCGCGAAGCGTTTGAAGCTCAGGATCAACAGCCCGGGCGGCATCGTCAACGAAGCCGTGGCTATGCGCGGAGCGCTGACCGGCGCAGGCTTTGAGAGCATCGACATCCGCATTGAGGGCATGTGCGCCAGCGCCGCGACGCTGATTGCCAGCATCCCGGACGCCCACGTGGTGATTACACCCGGCAGCGAGTACATGATCCACAACCCGTGGACATGGGCCTGGGGCAATGCCAATGACATGGAGAAAACCGTGGAACACCTGCGGCAGCTCGAAGGCACCAGCCGCGGATTCTACGCGCAGAAATCCGGGCAGGCCGACGAACAGATCAAACGCTGGATGGACGACGAGACCTGGTTTACCGCCGAGGACGCCGTGAAATACGGCTTCGCGGATGAGCTGGCCGATGAGGGAATCGGCGGGGAGCTGCCCGCTGCCGCCTGCGTCACGAGCCTGGAAATGGCGACCATGAAGGACCTGTACAAAGCAGTTCCCGAACAGATTTCAGTGCGGGAGGAAGAAACCGGCTTACCACTTGGCGGCTTAATAGACCACGCAAACTTCTTTTTTGAGGGAGAAAAAGGACAGGAACTGATCTTGCATCCCGACGCGACACATAAAGCTATCGCCGCCATCAAAGCAATAGTCAGTAACGATGCCTCAGTTGCCGGGGCTTCGACTGAAATACATCACGAGGAGGACAATGCATCTATGAAACCCGAGGACATCAAGGCACTCACGCAGGATCAGCTTCTCGCGGAGAACCCGGCGCTGATTCAGCAGATTCAGCAGGCCGCGCTTGCCGCCGATCAGCAGCGCCGGGAGGACATCGACGCGATCACCCCGCCCGTGGCGGAGTATCAGGCGATGGCCGAGGAAGCCAAGAAGAACGGCACTTCCGCGATGGACTTCCACAAGCAGCTTGTGGCGGCCATGAAGCAGAAGGGCGCGAACCATCAGGCCGCCCGCCAGCAGGAGACCGCCCCCGCCCAGAATGTGACGGGCGGCGCTGCCGAGGACGAGAAGGACGAGGAGCAGGAGATCATGTCGAACGCCAAGAAAGTCGCCGAGTACGCCAAGCAGTATCGCGGCAACTCTGACGGCGGCATGTTCTGATCTGCTTGAAAGGAGGACAAGGTTATGGCTAATCTTTATGGCATCGTCGGGCAGAGCGTGCCCGACCATCTGCTGGTTGATCCGCTCAACGGCAATCCCATCGCCATTCCCATGGAGCCGGGCAATGGCACCGTGAAGCGCGGCACCGTGGTTTATCGCAAGGCCACCGGCTTCTGGGCGCCTGCTGCCGCCGCCAACATCGTGAACACGAACCTATTTGCGGTGCTGAATGAGGAGATCGTGACCGGCGACGCGCCCGCCAGCGGCGAGACCGCCGTGGCCGAGAACGCCGCCGCCTATCGCACGGGCCGCTTCAAGGATGGCCGCGTGACGCTGGCGAGCGACGCGGCGCTGACCGCCGCCCACAAGGTCGTGCTGGCGCGTCAGGGCATTTTCTTCAACGTGACCGAGACCGCCGCGGAGTTTGAAAACGGTGTTTCGGGCACCTAATGAATCGAGAGGAGGACAACACCATGGATCTGTATGATACCAGGGCACAGCTCGCGGCCATCGACCTGATGGAGCCCGAGTATACTTTTTTGCACGACATGACCGTGCGCGACGGCGGCACGGTGGAGGACGACAAGGCCATTTATGACTTCCGCAAGGGCAGCCGCAAGATGGCTCCCGTGGTGCATCCCGGCACCGGCGGCGTGCTGATGGAGCGCTCCGGCTTCGAGACCCGTGAGATCGGCTTCGCTACCGTGGCCCCTGAGCGCGTGATCGAGGTCAACCAGCTCTATGGCCGCTCCTTCGGCGAGAAGATTCTGGGCGCGATGACCCCCGCGGAACGCGCCCGGAAGATGCAGGCCAAAGACCTGGTGGAGATGCGCAAGGCGACCCAGCGCCGCCGGGAGCACATGGCCCGCCAGGTCACCCTGACCGGCAAGCTGGAGCTGTTCGAGTACACCAACGAAGGCCGCAGCAAGCGTGCGAACCTGATCGCCGACTACGGTTTTTCCAATAACTTCACCCCCGGCAGCGACAGCGCTCCGTGGGATCAGAGCGGCGCGAAGATCGAAAGCGACATGCAGAAGATGCTGGACCTGGCGCAGGCCGGTCTGGGCGTCGTGGAGTGGATCATCATGGCCCCCGATGTCGCCAACGCGCTGCTGTACAACAGCGACTACATCAAGCGGCTGGACATCCGCAACGTGAACATCGGCGAGATCAACGCCCGCTATCGCGGCCAGGGCGTCCGCTTCGTCGGCCACAACATCGACGGCGTGGAGATGTGGTCCTTCGCGGGCACCTTCATCGACGACGACGGCCTGCCCAAGCCCATCATGCCCAGCGGCACCCTCATCATGGGTTACAAGGGCATGCTGATCGAGTATCACGGCCCCGTGACCCAGGTGGAAAAGGTGGACGGCGACCCGATCACCTACATCAAGAAGGAGGTTCCGCTGAAGTACAGCTCCATCGAGAGCAACAGCACCAAGAACCGCCTGACCAGCCGCCCGACCATCGTCCCCGAGAATGTGGACGGATGGGTTATCGGCCACGTGCTGTGATCCTGAAAGGAGCGCCACATGTATATCGCAGTCAACTACATCGGAACCGACTTCACGCCCGGAGAAGTGCTGCCTGACAGCCTGGACGAGGCCCTTGTGAAGCGTCTGCTGAAAACAGGCGCAATCCGGGAGGAGTCCATCGTCCCCTCCTCCCCCATCCCCACCCCTGATCTGAGCGATCCTGAAATGACGGAGGAGGAAAAGCTGGAGATGGTTCGGCAGAACTATTACGCGCAGCTTGCCGCTCTGGGCTACGCCCCTGACGGAATGACCCCGATCACGGCCAAGGCCGAGGCGGACGCCGGTAACGGCGATGACGCCGACGACGAAGACACGGAGGACGAGGTGGAACCTGAGCCTCCCGAGGTTGATGTGTCGGCGGCGTTGGTGCAAGAGTCAAAAGAGACTAAGCCCAAAGCCACCGACAAGAAGAAAGGAGGCCAAGGGAAATGAGGGTAATCCACGCTGGAGTGGCGCAGGGAATCCCCAAAGAGTACGCCGTTCGGCTGATCGAACAGGGCAAGGCCATTCCCGCGCCCCCTTCCCCGCCTGCGCCTATCTCCGAGCCTGCGCCAAAAGCCAAAGGCAAGCGCAAGGACGAGGAAGTGACCGCGCATGAGCCTGAAAAGAAGGATTAAGGATGACCGCAGTCGTGTGTTCCTGCGTCAGGATCACTTCGCGGACAACCACACCTGGAACGGCATTGTGTTCAACTGCGTAACGGACGAGGAAACCGCCCTGAAACGCAAGAACAACAACGTCAACGACATTTCGTGGGACAACAACACCCGTGAGACTGTCGTATACGTGCGCGAGGAGGACTGGCCGGGCCGTATGGTTCCCAATGAGCATGGCTTTTTCGATAACCGTCACATGAAGATCATGCAGATTCAGGAGGACATGGGCATGCTGACCATCGTGCTGTCAACCATTTTCCCGAAGGCGGTGGCCGGAGAATGAGAGATACCGAACGGCTAAAGAAGCTGTGTGAATGGACGTACAACACCGTGTGCAAGGGGCGGCAGATGAAAACTCCCGCCCCCAACATGGACATCACCCAGATCAGAAGACAGGAACCGAAGGTATTCCTGTCCTTCCAGCCCATGCGCCCGGATGAAACGAACCCGACAGGGGACATCGATCCTCTGAACGTATCTCCGGGAATTATCGTTGCACCGAGTTTCGGGTATTGGAAATACATGGAGGAACAGAGATTCGACAGATATAACAATGTTCATCGTCCCAAGGAAATGGGACAGAGCATGAGTCTTCAAGTGCTGTTTTTCGTGTACGAGGATGGCGTCCGCCTGCCTGGTTTCGTCGAGAGCGCCGAGGTCGGTCCTTATGACATGAGCCTGATCGAGGAAGGTACTCAAGAAGGCTTCATGACGCTGATGAACTGGATGAACGACTTCCGCGACGCGCTGCTTTCACAGAAAACCATACCAGACACGGATATGTTTCTGAACGAGGCACAGGCGGGAACCGCGCCCTATGCGGATCAGAAGTTCATCGCAGACAGGCGTCCCGCCTACATCGGCATAACCACGATCACCTTCCAATGCCATGCCGACGAGTACAACGAGGAAATCACCAAATTATTGAGATAGGAGGAAAACACCATGAGCGTGAATGAGAAGCACGGCGCGTATGCCTACTCTCAGGTTGATGGCAATCGGGTGTCCGATGAAAGCCGCAGCGCCATCGTCGCAATCGGCACCGCGCCGGTTCACACTCTTGCCCTTGCCGATGGCGAGAGCTACAACGTCAACAAGCCTGTGCTTGTTCGCAATATCGCCGAAGCGAAGAAGTATTTCGGTTACTCCGAGGATTGGGCCAGCTACACCCTGTGTGAGGCTATGCACCACTTCTTTGAGAACAAGGCCATTGGCCCGCTGGTGATGATTAACGTGTTTGATCCCACCAAGGCCAGCCACAAGAACGCCACGGCGGTTACCGTGAGCAAGACGCCCGTCAACAACATCATCACCATCGCCGACGCTGAAAGCGTGATCCTGGAAACCGTCGAGGTGAAGACCACCGGCCAGAGCCCCGAAACCAAGGTCAAGGGCACGGATTACGCCATCGCCTACAGCATCCCGAAAAAGACCATCACCATCACCGGCATCACCAACCTGGGCACCGACGCGCTTTCCATCACCTATAATACGGCGAAGCCCGAAGGCGTCACCAGCGATGATGTGATCGGCGCGACTGACGGCCTGGGCACCAACACCGGCATCTTTGCCGTCAAGAACGTGTACCAGCTCACCGGCAAGATTCCCGCCTACATGATCGCCCCCGGTTTCAGCTCCGTGCCCACCGTGCACGCGGCCATGTACCAGAACAGCCAGAAGGTCAACGGCCATTGGGATCTGTGGATGTTCGTCGATCTGCCTATCGTCGATGGCTCCACCGCCCTGACCATGGACAGCGCGGTGACGTGGAAGAACGCGAACGGCTACAATCGCGAGAACGAGGACGTGTACTTCCCCATGGTCGCCGGTACGGATGGCAAGAAGTACCATATTTCCGTCCTGGCCTCCGCGAACTTCCTGGAGTTGCTGAGTGAAAACCAGGGGATTCCGTTTCACAGCGCGAGCAACACCGACGCGCCCATCATCGAAAACCTGTGGCTTGGCGAATCCAGCGCCAATAAGGTCTACGATGACGAGCTCATCAACCAGAAGCTCAACAAACACGGCATTGCTTCCGCCGTATTCGTCAGCGGACGCTGGGCGATCTGGGGCGCGCATGCCGCGGACTATGACCAGGACAACGCTGACAATGTGAACGTCGCGGAGACCAACCGCATGATGCTGTACTATGTCAGCAACGATTTCCAGGTACGCAGGCCCGTCAACGTGGACAAGCCCCTGACCCGAAACGACATCGACAGCATCGTCGCCGAGGAGCAGAACCGGCTCGACGCGCTCAAGGCCATGGGCGCCCTGATCTATGGCGAGGCTTCTCTGGACGCGGAATCTCTCCTGAACAGCGATGTGTACAGCGGTGATTTCGTGTTCCAGTTCCGCGTGACGACCACGCCGCTGGCAAAGAGCCTGACCGCGATCGTCACCTGGGTGGATGAAGGCTTCAGCACCTACTTCTCCACCGGCGAAACGGCCTGAGAAGGGAGGGAAACAAGATGGCAAAGAAGAGCTTAAAGATCAATGTTGTCGATCATCTTCTGATCGACAACAACAACGAGGTTGAGGACATCACCAGCGTCGTGCTTCCCGTGCTTGAGCACCCCACTACGTCCATCGACACCAACGGCACCGCCCTGGCGATGGATGTGCCCGACATGACGCGCTTCAACGCTGCCGAGTACAGCATCGCGCACAACAACGGCACGAACAGCAACAGCCTGGCCACTCCCGGCCTGCATGTGAACGAGTTCCGCACCGTGCGTCAGAAGTACACCACGAGCAATACCTCCATCGGGTTTGAGAGCGTGAAGTACCGCCTGACCGGCATGCACAAGAGCACCGAGAAGGGCACCATCGAGACCGGCAACCCCTGGGGCAGCACCGACAAGTACAGTCTGGTGCGCTACGAGGAAATCGTAGACGGCAAGCAGACCATGCTGATCGACGGTCCCAACAACATCGTCAGGGTCAACGGCAAGGACTACTCCGACGACGTACAGAAGCTGCTGCGATAAGCGCGGCCCGCAGGCCGCCAGCTTCGGCGGCCTGCGTTGCAAAAACTGCATGAAAGGAAAACGGCATGGACGAAAAAGAGAACATGAAAACCGAAGCCAAGGAAAACGCCGTACCCGCCATGACCCCCATTGAAGCCGCCGAGAAGGTCTCTCATGGCGTCTTCAAGCTCGCCGTTCCGATCATGGACGGGGAGCAGGAATACACCGAACTCAAGTACGACTTCAACGCGCTGAACGGCTGGGAGCTTGCCAGGGCCGTTGACAGCGGCGCGGGACGCAACTCCAACGCCAGCAGCATTTCGGATACTCAGGCCCTCGCCCTGTTCGCGGCGGCTGCCGCAAAGTCCACAGGCGGTCTGGATGAGACCGATATTCGAGACCGACTGAGCGCCATGGACGCCATCGCCGCCATTAGCGTTACGTCGATTTTTTTTCGAGGCTCCTTGCTGGCGGGAAGTCTGCGTATTACGAAAGAGTAATCGAGACCGCGCGTCTGTCCTACACAAGCGCCATGGACTATATGGGCTTGCCGATCAGGGAGTTTCTTTGCTTTCGGCAGGCACTTTCCAACGTGTTGGACAGGGAGCGTGAAGCACGTAACGCAGCAAGGGACGAATGAGGAGGCGGATCATGATGGAACTGTTCTGGGATGGCACGAACATCACCGAGCATGTGAACATCACAGGATGTGTTCACAGGGATGTTGCAGGTGGTCGCTGTGATTCCATGGAATTGACCCTTGACCACGCCTCCACCTGGTACGGCTGGGGACCGCATGCGGATGACGAGATCGTACTGACAGAGGGCGACTATTCCACCGGCACGCTGTTCCTTAACGCGGTCATCCCGGACGGGGACCAGTACCGCATACTTGCGACCAGCATCAAGCGGGCGGCAGCCCGCAAGGCATGGGCAAGCTATAATAACACGACACTCCAAAAGTTGTTTGAGAAATGCGCTTCCGAATGCCAGATGAGTGGCGTGCTGTATGGAATCGACGGAAGCCTCGCCTATCCCTACGCATTGCGCCAGAACGAAGGTGTGGCGGCGTTTTTGAACCGAATAGGACTGTGGGAAGGCGTCAAGGTCAAGGCGCTCAACGGGGCGTTCAGGGGCATCTCATTAGATTACGCTCAGTCCCGCAACGCGGAAATGAGCATAGAAATCACGCCCAAGCTGGAAGGTATCACCTACAGGCGGAGCGGGTATCTGAAATACACAAGCATCACCGTCCAAACCCCATATGCTAAAGCCACCGCGAGGGACACGGACGTGGACGGCAACAACACCCTGATCCTGACCGATTTGCCAGCAATGGACAATGCGCAGGCCGGACGCTGGGCACGTGGCCTTTTGATGATGCACAATCGGAAGGCCGAGGAACTGACCATTGACCAGGGCCTCAATACGGCCTTTTCGGCGCTGACGCGCATCGAGGTCACGGGTGAAACAGACATGACCGGAGACTGGATCACCGAGGAAGTGGAGCACGACTTTTACAACAGGAGGACGTGCGCAAAGCTGTATCGTGTGATCGACACCGTACAATAAGGCGGTGACTCATGAAAAACGAGAATACCTCCCCATGGGGAGCGAGAATAGAGCGTGGCCGGATCACGGCCATCACCACGGATGCGCTGGGCACAGAATTATACACCGTGGAAAGCATAGACCGACCGGGCGTAGTGGCCTACGGACTATCGTTGCTAAATGAAAACTTTGATCCACCGATAGGCACTTCGGTGTATTTTTTTATGTTCGACGACGGAACGGGGCAGGTAATGAGCCAAATCATATAAACCGAGGAAGTGAAAAAGCATGGCGGTTGATCTCTTAACCAATGTTATTATCGGCGGAGAAACTACAGCAGGTTTCAATGCGCTGGCCGGTAAATTGCAGGCCCTTGGCGCGACGGTTGACAAGATCGGAGGCTATGTGCGCGACTTCGAGAAGGAATCCGTCGAAATCTACCGCAGTTACGAGGACAACATGCTGGCCGCGGAGTACGCGCTGTCCGCGCAGTACACCAGCGCGAATGAGCTGTCAAAGGTCATGGAAAACCTCGACCTGTACGCTTCCGATTGGGCCGCGTCGACGATCTTCCATACAAGCGACGTGAGCAAGGCCATCAACGAGGCCGCGCACGCCGGTTGGGATTACCAAAAGATCGTGGAGGGCATCCCGCAGGCGATGCTCATTGCCCAGGCGGGCAGCCTGGACCTGTCCACAGGTCTTGACTATCTGGTCAAGATGATGAATACGACCAACACCGAGTTCGACGACATGGGCACGGTCATCGACCAATGGGCGAAGGCCGCAAACATGTCCGCAACGGGCATCGGTGAGATGGGCGACGCATTCATGAGCCTCAGCGCAAGCGCCATGTTCGCGGACAGCACGCAGGAATTGTTCACCATGTTGGCCGTATTGGCAAACGCAGGCGTTACGGGCACGCAAGCCGGCACGATGCTGCGCGGCGCTATGATGCGCATCGTAGCCCCTACCGAGAAGGCCAAGGAAGCCATGGCCGAATTGGGTGCGACAGAAGAAGAGTTATCCGGGTGGACGGAAAAGGATAAAACGGCTGAAACGCTGGAACAACTCGGTTTTTCAGCCTACGATGTGAGCGGTAATCTAAAACCAGTAAGGGAAATACTGATTGGATTGCACGACGCCCTCAGCGGAATGGACGAAGAAGCCCGGTTCGACATCCTCAGCAGTATCTTTCCGCTCAGAACCATCAATGCAGCGACAGCGTTCTATAATGCCATTGAAAACGGGAAGATGGACGAGCTGTTTACCGCCATCGGCGACAGCGAAGGTTACGCCGCCAAGGGCGCGGACATCATGATGTCCGGCTTGACGGGTTCAGTAGAAGAACTCAAATCCAAATGGGAGGAATTTCAGAAAAGCGTTGGCGAGACCCTGGCTCCGTGGATCGAGAAGGTCGCTGATAATCTCGGCAACATCATGGATGCCGTCAACAGCATGGACGAAACCGAGCTTTCAGCCCTCGTCGGCAGCATGACGACCCTGGCGGGTCTGGGCCCCACCATGATGGGCGCGGGCGGAATTGTGAAGGCAGTCACCATGCTGGGCGCTCCGGGAACGGCAATTCTCGTCACCGCCATGGGCGTGGGCGCGTTGGTGGGTGGAATTACAAAGCTGAACGAGCTCGATCTTGAATCCAACTTCGGCAATTTGACCCTCGATCTTGACGAATTGGGAAAACATGTCAGTTCGCTGGAAACGCAGTTCGACACCCAGCAGAAGACCATAGCAACGTGGGAGAAGGCGCTGGAGGACGCCGAGACGCAGTACGCCCAGAAGAGCAGCGCCCTGGCGGAAACGCTACTCATGGACGTGCTGACCGGGAGGAAGCTCACGCCGGAAGACGAAGGTAAAATTGAAACCTTCGCCAAGGACATACATACAGCTATCATGAAGGGCCTTGACAACGCCAAAGAGCGCGACATGAGCCTGCTCACAATGCTGTTCGGTGACCCTCAGACTGTCCAGGAAGATGAAACCGGCAACGAAGTCTATCAGGTCATGGAGAACTGGTACGACGGACTGTATGGTGAGGCTGAGTTGATCGGGCAGAATATACGCGATCAGATGAACGCCGCGCTTCGGGATCACGCGCTGGACGCGGCTGAACAGCAGGCGATCCAGGCCAGCATTGACCGATACAACCAGATCATGGCGGCGATCCAGAGCGCCATGGATTCGGAGAACTACTACGCCCAGCAGCACAAGGCGCAGCGCGTGAGCTGGGACAGCATCTCCGAATACATGCAGGAGAACGCCGACAAAATGGCGGCGGACATAGAGGCCCTGCACGATGCTGAGGACCAGGAGTATGGGCGCATCAATGCCGCCTACGACTACGCCATCGAAAACGGGCTGAAAGTCTTCGACTTCGACGGGCAGGAATACGAGGTCACGGAAGCGGGCAGAGATCGCGCGCTTGCCATGTCGAAAGAAAAATACGCCGGGCTTGAAAAGGATATTGTCGATAAATACGGGAAGCTGGACACCACGGCCTTCGACACGCTGATGAACGATAACGGCATGGGCATGGCGTGGAATTACCTGAAATATCTGAATCAGGAGGGTATTCTGGGCGCATGGGATGCTGACGACGCCAACGGCCTGTTCCGCGAACAGGGCATGACACCCGAGCTCGCACAGCAGCTTCTTCCCCAACTGGAAACCATGTTTTCGCGACGGGGTGACCTGGCCGGGCTCCTGGAACCCTTCGCCGGATCGGAAGGCATTGACAGCATCCTTGGTCTCGTAACGGATTACTCTAAGGAGGCACGTGATCAGCTCCGCGATTACATGTCGCGCAGTCAGGATTTCGAGGAAGGCGGTTACGACGAGTTCAACGAGTTCAGTACGCCGCAGGAGCGGGCGCTTGCCGAGGCTCAGAAGAATCTCGCGGCCCTTCAAGAGAGGCAGTCAGAAATCACTGCCGAAATCGCCGAACGTGAGAACCGGCTTGCCAATCCTGACAGCCGCCCGTTGACCTATGGCCTTTTCAATGGGGAGCTTAACGACAAATCGGCGCTTTACGGCACCTATACTTCCGGCGATTATCAAGGTGGCGGACTTTATGACCAGCAGCAGCAGGTCAGCCTTGACATCAGCGCTGCGGAAGCTGAGGTTTCGAGGCTTGAAGGTGAGATTGCTGCCATGGACACCAGCAAGGATATGGTAGTCACGGCAGTTGTAAATGACAGTGCCGTGCAAAGCTATGATCCCGGAACCAAAACCATGACAGTCAGAGCCTTTGTCTCGGGCAGTGCTTACGACGCAATGCCAAAGAAGGCCGAAGGCGGTCGCGCTGATGAACCCAGCATCTTCGGTGAGGCTGGTCCCGAGTGGGCCATCCCCGAGGAGCACAGCGAGCGCACGGCGGAACTGCTGAACAGAGCCCGCGAGGCCAGCGGCTTCACGTGGGGCGACCTGATCGAGCGCTACGGCGGGCTCAACGCCAACCCGAGCCACCAGACTGTGACGGTCAACTACTCCCCCACCATCAACGCCCAGAACGCGGAGGGCGTCGCCGACGTGCTGGCAGCGGACAAGTCACGGCTTTTGAAGCTGGTGAAGGACATGCTGGAGGAGCAGAAATTCCGCGATGAAGTGGAGGTGTACGCCTGATGCAGTTGAGCGGCTTTGTATACCGATGTTCGGGCGGCGAGACCTTTGACAGCATCGCCTTCGACATCTGGGGGGATGAAAAATACGCTGCGGACCTGCTTTGCGCCAATCCTGAATACTGCGCCAGGCAGGTCTTTCTCGGCGGCGAGGAGTTGCATGTGCCGGTCGTAGAGATTTCAGACGAGGAAGAAGTTGACGACGGCGAGATTGTAGCGGAACCGACCACAGCGCCATGGAGGGAGTGATGATATGGCGGATCTCATTACGTGGAGCGGCGGCGGTGGAATCTCCTTTTTTGCGCGAAGCAATGAGATACGCGGCGTGAAGGATATCACGATCAGCGCCAGCGCAGAAACCGAGGACAAGACCAAGGGCGGCGAGAAATTCATCAAAAAGAAAAACAAGGGAAGCTATCAACTCACCTTGAACGCGGTACTCAATGCCGCCTTGGGCGTCGATGTGAAGTCCGTCGCCATGCTGATTACCGAGGCGGCACGATGCGGCGAAAACGGCTATTTCTACACCGCCGGGACGAAGCTGTTTCCCTGCAAATTCATGTGTACGGATGCCAAGGTCAACGCCATCTCTATGACAGGTTCAGGCACATGGAAGAGCTGCGAAGTCAGCATGACCCTGAAACAATGCGACAAATACGGAGGCGGTTCCGGCAGCGGCAAAAAATCCAAGAAGTCCAAGAGCAAGAAATCAGGCACGAGGAGCTCGAAAAGCTCAGGCAAGAAAAAGAAATCAGGCAAATCCGCAAACAACGTACTGTTTATGGATCATAACGAACTGACAAAACTAAACAGCTATCGGGATGTCGCCAGCGTAAACACCGCAGCGAAGATCGCCAGCACAAAGGCGCTTAACACTCTGACCAAGCGGAAGGTCAATGCGTCATCCAATAGCAGGGTCGTGTCCAAGCTCACCAAGAAGGCAGGTGCCTAAACATGCAATTTGAAATTACAAATCTGCCGAGCGCCATCGACTTTGAATGCGGCGACGATTTTGTACGCCGGACGGTCCAGAACGCCAAAAACCTGCTGATGTGCCATAAGGGTGAAATTCCATTTGACCGGCAACGTGGATTTGACGCCGCCCTGTACGATCTGCCCATCAATGAACTGCAAACCTATCTGCTGCCGGAGCTTGACAGGGTGATGTTATGGGAGCCTGACGTGGAGGTCGTCACAGCCACGGCGAAGCTGGAGGACGGCGATATCGTGATCCGCTGCGTCATTGAAATTGAAGAGGAATAAACTTGCGAGCGCTCGCCAGTTTGCGACAGGAAGGAGCTGAATCGGATGGATGATACCGAACTCCATTATCTGACCTATGACCCTGACGCCATCATGGAGGACATGATGAATGCTTATTTGGACGCGGGCGGTGACCTGCTTTACGCTGGTGACGAGAAAGAAATGCTTCTGCGTGCCGTACAGCAGATCATGGTTCAGGCATTTGCGGGCATAGACAACGCCCTGCGCATGGACACGCTTCGCTATGCCGTGCGCGATTATCTGGATGTATACGGCGAAAAGCGAAGCTGCATCCGCATTCCCGCCCAGGCCGCCACGGCGACAGTAAAGATAACAATGGCAGCCACAGGTGCGGAAGGCACCATTGCGGCGGGCACGGCCTTGACGGCGGACGGCTCGGTGATCTATACCACGACCGACGAATTGACCACCGCCGGTTATGCCCAGGAATTGACCGTTGATGTGATGTGCACGCAGGTGGGCAGCGTTGGCAACGGCCTCGTGGCCGGGACACAGATGCAGGCTATTGTACCCATTGACGGCGTGACGGAGATTGTCTGCTCCGTCAGCGCCAGCGGCGGACAGGATGAAGAAACGGACGACGCCTACCGTGAGCGCATTCGCACATACGGTCTCACAAGCGTCTCCACCGGCCCTCAATACCAGTACGAATCCGTCGCCAAGAGTGTCAGCAGCGAGATCATAGACGCCCGGGCGCTGAACCTGGGCGGCGGTCAGGTGGGTATTTATATCATCCCCACAAGCAGCACGGGACTTGATGCCCTGCTGGACGCGGTGAGGGCCGCGCTCTCCGATGTTACCACCCGCCCGTTGACCGACCAGGTGACGGTGCAGGCCGCCACCGCCGTCTCGTACACTCTGAATGTGAAGTACAGTTATGACGGCAACAGCGGCGTGCAAACCCTTCTCGCAGAAGCGGTTAACGAGTATAAGACCTGGCAGGAGCGGACCATAGGGCGGGCATTCAACCCCGACAAGCTGGCCGCGCTGCTCTATCAGGCAGGCGCGACGCGCGTCCTCTGGGGAAGCGGCAGCACCTTCGACGGCGGCGACGTTGAATATACCGAGATCGGGGAAGACGAGTATTGCAGCGGCACCATCAGTCTGGCGGTGATCGGAGAATGATGGATTTCGACATCAAGAGGCTTATCCCCCGCTTTGTATACAATGACAAGAACGGTCACGCCCTGGCGAAAGCGCTTGAAGCCGGGTTGAGGTACTTTCTGGACGTTTGCCAACTTGGGCTCGATGTATGGAGTAACGTGGACGCCATGCCCGAATGGCGTCTGGACGAACTGGCCTGGGAGTACAACATCCCCTACGACTACACGGCGGACGTGGAGGTCAAGCGGGGATGGATTCACAACGTCTACGCGCTGTCGAAGCTGTACGGCACGCCCGAGGGCATGGTGCAGTACATGGCCCCGTTTTTCAACGGGGCGGCGATACAGGAGCCCTGGGACTATGGCGGCGACCCATATCACTTCCGCATGGTCTTCCCTGACGATTGGTCTCCGGAGCGGATCGCCTGGGCCACGACGGCCATCCATTCCGTGAAGAACGTGCGCAGCGTATTGGACGGCTACGTTTTCAAGGGCGAGGACCTGCGGCGCGAGCTGTTCGAGGGCCTTGCCATCGCCGGGCATGAGCACGGTAGATTTGCTGTCGCGGCTGTGCAGATCGAGGGCACAGTTTACACGGACGAAAACGGCAGCATCGCCATGGACGAAAACGGAGTCATCATGATGATGGAGGAATAACCATGATAGCAACAACGCCGGTTTTGACAAGCGCCGGGAAAAGCCTGCTCCTGCGTGCAATCGCGGGAGAAGCAATTACCTTTACCCGGTTCAAGGCGGGCAGCGGCAATCTGCCCAGCGGACAGTCCATCGAGGGGCTGACAGACCTGATCCACACTGAGCTCGCCTTTCCCATCATGGAGGTGGACGACGGCCAGGACGGCTTCATCGCCATCACGGGCGGCTTCTCCAGCGACGACGTGACACAGGACTTTGTATGGCGGGAGCTGGGCATCTTCGCCAAGGGCGAAGACAACCTGGAAATCCTCTACGCCTACTCCAATGACGGGGCCAACGCGGGCACCGTCCGGGCGCTCAATACAGATGTGCAGACGATCCAGACCGTGACCATGATCGTAGCCATCGATGAGGCGGAAAACATCAGCGTGGACTACGAACCCCAGGCCACCATGCAGATATCGGATTTGCCGGACGCGCCCACGCTCAGCGCCTCCACGCTGCTCGCCGTTGAAAATAACGGCGTCATGGGAAAGACCACCTACGGGGAGCTGTGCGGAGCCGAAGGCCCAATCAAGGTCGCCACGATAAATGTAACCACGAGCGGCGTCCAATACAACAACAGGGCCAGCATTGTTGCGCCTTCCATAGCGGGTTACACCTTTATGTGCTGGATCGACGCATCATGCACAGACGGCGTGCATGGCTACTCAATCCCTTATCCGCTGAATCGGGACACAGGCATCTTTGCTTCGGGGGAATCTCAGATTAATTATGTCGTCACCGCGCTGTACATGCACAACTGACAAGGAGGTAGCTCATGGCAACAGGATCATTTAAGCTGACCGAGCGCGAGCTGGTCGCGACGCTCAAGGATAATGCCAGCACATTGATTACGCAGCTTGAGGGCACTCAGGGCAGCGAGATCGAGAGCCTGCGGCGCATGAAATTCGGCGACCTGATGGCCTCGCTGCGAAGGCTGGGCCTGCTGAAAGACGCCGACGCCTTCCCCGCCGCCAGCGCCTCCGGATCCATGGTGAGCATCACGGACGGCGCGGAGGGCATGCCGGTGAAGGCGCTGACGGTGGACATCGCATCTGAGGCCGGTGTGACCGGGGCGACGCTCACGCGGTACGGCAGGAACCTGCTTAAATGGCCCGCGCTGGACAGCACGTCCCGATATGGGATCGAGGCCGCGATCACCGGGGACGGAAAGCTGGACATTTCCGGCACCGCAACCAACAACGCGAGCACCTTTTACGATACATCCCGCCTGGATTCCTACGACACGATGCCGCTGGGACCGTTTCCGGCGGGAACCTACAGCATCACGGCAAAGGGCTTCGTGGGCGACGCGGTGGAGGACAGGATCACCGCGACGGTCAAGACCGCAGACGGGACGACCATCATCAACACAAAGATATCTGCCAAGGCCGGGAAGGCCGCGGACGGCACGGGCAGAGTGGTCACGTTCACCACCACGGAACCTTTCAAGGTGTTTTTGTGGGTCTATATCAAAGCCGGAAGCACGATTGATTCGCAGGTGGAACTCCAGATGGAATATGGCATCGGGCTGGGGGCATGGGAGGCCTGCAACCGCGAAACATGGACCTTCGACTGGTCGGATTCTGCCGGGGCAATCACCAGCGGCACGCTGGACGCCGTGGCGGGCAAGCTGATGACGGATGGACAGACCTATGACGTGACGCCTGCCAAGGTGCTGACCCTGCCGGGCGTCAACGCCATTTACGCGGACTGCGGCGACGTGTCGGTGACATATCGCGGAAGCCCCGTAGATCAGGCCAGTGTCCAGACGCGCCGCATGGCCCTGTGCGTATCGACGTACCGGGACAATTTCAGGACCGACGCATCTGAATACTACCTCGCCGTGTCATACGACGGGCGATCTTTTTACGAGCTTCGCGCTTCGCGCGGCTTCGCGGGCGACGGTCTGGTCAGCAGCGACGTGCAGCCCCTTGAGCTGAACGACGGGCTGCTGATGATCTGTACCGCTTTCCACAAAAACGCCGGGGATGGCGATACGCAGCCGACATATGATTTCAAGGCCTCGTTTACGCGGGATTTCAAGCTGTATGTATCTGCCGCGGTCGATCTCGGCTTCATGGATGCCGCGTTTGAGGGTGAACCCTATGTGTGGGCACCGCAGATCGTCCGGCTTGACGGCAAATACTACTGCATCGCCAGCATATCCACCGGCGCAACGGTGGACGGCGACGCCTACACGGAAGCAGGCGACATAAACCACAGGACGCGGTATCTGCGCCCCTATTACATCGAGGTCGAGATCAGCGCGGATAGCGGCAGGCTCAGCATCGAGCCCGCTGACGGGGCGACGCTCAAGCCGCTCAAGATTCACGCCGACGATCAGGATGCCAGCATCATGGACGTGAGTTTGTTCTACTCCGAAACCCGCCACAAGCTGTGCGCCGTCTACAAGGACCGCATCTACAACATCGTCAACATGGCCGAATCCGACACCGGTACGATAGACGGCACGTTCACCGACGTCTATACCTATCTGGGCAATATGGCATACATGGAGGCCGGGTATTTTACCCGAATCGGCGGCAACGAGTACATCTATCTGTGCAACTACCTGAGCCGCCCGATTGTGCTGCGCCATGCCCTGTATCCGTATTACACGACCAAGGACATGATCCACGGCTGGGAGGAGGTCGGCTCCGTCAACAGCGGCCACTCTTTCGGCGACGGGGTGGACGCCGGTATGCGCAACCCCTACCCAATAGAGCTGTCTGAAAAGCTGATGAGGCGGCTCCTCGCTGCCTACGCCGTCCCGTCGATCATCCCGGACTATGCGGTGAAGCGCAGCGAGACCGCCGCTTCTATGAGCATCGTGACCCGCATTTCGGATGTCATCTATAAGGCGTTCGACAAGTACACGGAGTACAGGTCAAAGGCATATATCCCGTCGTCCAGCAAAAAAGATGGCGTCAACTGCGACATGTGCTTCCTCAACGACCCGGCCACGGTGGAGATTGCCAGCGATGGCGTGACGACCATCCGAACGCCGAACGGCAACGCGACCGTGACAAAATCCACGACGGACGCTGACGTTTTCATGGTCACTCATGGCGCGATAATCAAGGGAGTGCGAAACTATGTGGATTAACGCGAGCGCGGCGCTGATCTGGTTGATTTGGAGGGGTAGATATGGTTAAGGTAGTCAAGGGCAACCGCATTGAGATGACGCGGGGCGACACGCTGCTGCTCCGCGTCAAAGTGACGGTGGGCGGTGTCCCATACACCCCCATGCCGGGAGATTCTGTCCGCTTCGCGCTCAAGCGCGACGATATGGACTACTACAAAAAGCAGTTCAAGGACGCCTCCCCCCTGGTGCTCCGGGACATCCCCACGGACACGATGCTCCTGCGCCTTGAGCCCGAGGACACCAAGGGGCTGGACTTCGGCGATTATGTGTACGATGTCCAACTGACATTTGCCAGCGGATTCGTGCGCACGTTCATAGCCGACGCCCGGCTTACACTTTGCAGAGAGGTGGATTAATCATGGCGGACAATAACTACATCAGCGGTGAGATCAGGGGAGCCGTGGAAATCCCCAATGGCGTGGATGTGAAAATCGCCTTCGAGCGCGTCGAAGGCGGTTGGCGCATGGACGTATACAATGCCGGGACGGTCCAGAGCATCCTTCTGCGCGACGCCAGCGACGTTGTGGACGACGTGGAGGCGCTAAAAGCCACGGGCCTGTCTGTGGAGGACGGCATGATTATGTGTACTTTCGAGGAGGAGGAATAGCAAATGAGCCTTGTAACGAGACCCCCGATGCTGGACGACACCGGCCTTGCCATCGCCGCGATCCTGGCCGACCTGAACGGCCAGCGCGCCCAGGGCCGCGTGGTGTCGCTGGACGACACCGAACTGCTGGTCAACAACGTGGTGGACGCCCAGGGCGCGCCCAAATACGTGGACGACGTGACGCAGTACGCGGACTATCACATCAGCGAGACCGGCTGGTATGTGTTCGCCCGGATTCGCAACAAGTACGGCCTGCCCGTCACCGGCAGCACCCACGTCATCGGCGCGGACGGCTACATCGCCCAGATCGGCGCGGATCACATTGACGTGGCCGTGCGCTTCGGCGTCGCCGGGGAATCCAGGCTGGTGACCATCGACTGGGGCGAGTATACGGACAAGTTCGTTTTCAGGGCCACCGACCTGGCGTTGCGGAATTTGGACTACCGCAGCACCTATGTGGAGTACGACATCGGCGAGTATGTGACCTGGTCGTATGCGCTGACCACGGACGCGACCTTTGTCCGCTACCGCCAGTATTATACGCTGGAGGATGGCGAATACGTCAAGGCGGACGTGATCTACGGCGACCCCGTCCCCGCGGACACGTATTACGTGCACACCCTGGCGCACTTCGAGGGCATGCCGCGCAACATCACGTATATGAGCGCGGAGATCATCGACTGCCCCGTGGAGATCGTGCTGCCGGAGATCCCCGAGGACGGCTACGGCGCGTGGTTCGAGTTCCGGCTGCGCTATGACCGCCAGTGCTCCTGCACGCTAATCCCGCCTTCGGACGACGTGCACATCACCACGGACAACCTGGCCAACCACACCGCGGGCATCAACATCATCGACCTGCATTACTCCTTCACCGGCGGCAATAAGAGCTGGTCGCTGATCTCCACCCACAGGGGTCTCAACGAGTACCGCCACCTGGTGGGCCTGGAGTTCGTGGAGCCGCCGACCAAGTCCGCCTATGTCGCGGGTGAAACCCTCGATCTGACCGGCGCGAAGGTCGTGGCCACGCTGTCCGACGGGTCCAAGCATAACGTTACCGTGACCGAGAACAACGCGGGGAATACCCGCGTCACCACCTACAGCCCCGCCAACGGGGCCGCGCTGACCACCGCCAACGACAAGGTGACCTGCACCTTCAAGTACATGCAGGGCCACACGGTGCTGGAAAAGACCCTGACCTGCACCACGCCGCTGACCGTTACGGAGGGATAAATCATGGCGAAGAACTGGTATTATGAAAAGCTCAACCCCGAGACCGGGGAGCTCAAGCGCTGCCCCATGAACGATCTCACCGGCGGCATCACAGGCCGGGTAGTGATCGACGTGCCCACCTGGTTTGACGAGCACCCGGACGAGCGCGTCGCCCGCGGCTGGATCAAGCACATCATGGGCAGCATCGGCGACCTCAAGTACAACCCTCAAACCCAGTACCTCATCACCACCACGCAGGTCATCGACGAGTATACCGTCAAGGACGCCTACATCGTCATGGACAAGAGTGAGGATCAGATGTTGATGGAGGAGATGCTGGAAGGCGTTTCCGGCTTCCCGATCAGTCAGTCTTCGGGCGGCATCTGGATTTCGGGACAGTACACCTACATCGACGAGGACGGACAGTTCCAGGTGGAGGCGACGCAGCATGAATAAGGACATCAAAATCATGGCCCAGATACAGGCCGAGAAATTGAAAGAGCAGGCCCAGGCCGAGCAGAAGCCCATCGACGCAGAGACCAAGGCCATGGCTGGCGGGAAGCTGTTCTCGCTGGACGTGAGCACCTTTGAGGTTCGCGCCGACCCGCTGAGATAGGAGGAATAATAGCTATGTTTGACGTGAAACCCATCACGTCCCCGCGTCCCAACGACTGCGGGCCGACGTGCCTGGAGATGCTGCTTGCCTACTACGGCACCGACATCGATCTGGAAACCCTGATTCAGGAGTGCAGCCCCGGTATGGGCGGGTGCTCCGCCACGGACATTATTCGCGTGGGCAATGCGCACGGGATGGAAATGCACGCATACAAGATGGACGCCGAGGAGCTGATGCGGCAGGACCGGCCCGCCATCATCCATTGGAAGGGCAACCACTTTGTGGTGTTCTGCGGGCTCAATGATGACGGCAACCCCGTGATCTGCAACCCCGACAGGGGCCGCTATTACATCCCCAAGGCCACGTTTGCCGTGATGTACAGCGGCGTGGCGCTTTTCAACGGCGAGCCGGAGGACTTGCCTCCGGAGCCCGAGCCCGACACCGAAGCTGACGAGCTGGCCGAGGCCGCCCGCATCCTGCTGGGGGTGAGCGAATGAGCGGATATGTCGAGGCCGCGCGGAAACTCCGCCCGCTGATCGAAAAGGCCGCGCAGTCCCTCCCGGACGCCGAGGCCCTGGAGGGCGTGGCCCTTTACCCCGCCTGGAAGGGCGACGGCAGGCAGTATGTCGCAGGCGTGCGCGTGCGCAATGAGGGCATACTGTACACCGTCCTCCAGACCCACAACAGTCAGCCGGACTGGACCCCCGCCGCCGCCCCGTCCCTGTTCGCCCGCGTGCTGATTCCCGACCCGGACGTGATCCCTGAGTGGGTCCAGCCGGACAGCACCAATCCCTATATGCGCGGCGATAAGGTCAAGCACAACGGCAAGACCTGGCAATCCGACATCGACAACAACGTCTGGGAGCCCGGCGTGCCCGGCACGGAAGCGCTGTGGCACGAGGTTACCGACTGATTCACCACAGGAGCGTCAGCGCCATGCTGGCGCTCTTGCTATGTAAAGGGGGGTATCGCATCATGACAGCCATTGACAAGCTGATCGCCGTGGCCGAGGCAGAAATCGGTTATCTGGAGAAGAAGTCCAACGCCAGCCTGGACAGCAAGACGGCCAACGCGGGGTCGAACAACTACACCAAATACAACCGGGACATGAAAGCGTGGGCGAAGTCCGCGTCCCTCAATGACCAGTGGTGCCAGAATTTCGTGGACTGGGTGTTCGTGTCCGCCTTCGGCAAGGAGGCCGCGAAGAAGCTGATCTACACCTTCACCAACTACACCCCCACCGGCTCCAACGCCTTCAAAAAGCGGGACCGCTACATCAAGCGCGGCAAAGGCAAACCCAAGAGGGGCGATGTGATTTATTTCTACTCCACCGCCAAGGGCCGCATCGGGCATGTGGGCATCGTGTACAAGGTGGGCAGCTCCACCGTGTACACCATCGAGGGCAATACCTCCGGCGCGTCCACCCTCGTCACAAACGGCGGCGGCGTGAAGAAAAAATCCTACAGCCTGACCAGCAGCTACATCGACGGCTACGGCAGCGTGGATTACAGCGCCATTGAGGGTCTGGCCCTTGACGCGCCGGCGTCCCCCTCCGGTGAGATCAGGCTGGGCGACCGCGTGCTGTCCAACTACACCGAGGGCGCCGACGTGCGCGAGATGCAAAAGGCCCTCATTGCGCTGGGCTACGACCTGGGCAGCTACGGCGCGGACGGCGAATACGGCGACTGTACCGAGATGGCCGTGCGCGAGTTCCAGGAGAATCAGAGGCTGACCGTCACCGGCAAGTACGACGCGGCCACCCACGCGGCCCTGTGCGCCGCCCAGAACGCCCCCCGCGAGCTGTACAACTATACCGAGGGCCCGGACGTGAAGGAGATGCAGACCCGCCTCATCGCCCTGGGCTATTCCTGCGGCCCCGACGGCGCGGACGGCGAGTTCGGCGACAACACCGAGAAGGCCGTGCGTGCCTTCCAGCTCGCCCGCGGCCTGCCCTCCGTCAACGGGCGCTATGACTTGGCCACGCGCTACGCGCTGGAGACCATGGTGCCGCTGGCCGAGGCTCCCGCGGATCAGGCGAAGTACGTCCAGATCGACGAGGGCAAGCGCTGCTACATCCGCAAGGGTCCCGGCACCAATTACAATGACATCGGCGTGGCCAGGAGCGGGCAGAAGCTCAAATACCAGGGCCAGACCTTCGACAATGGCTGGCACTTGGTGGAATACAACGGCCAGAACGCCTGTGTGTCCGGGAAATATGCGAGGCTTGTGAAGTGATGGACGTTACGCGGCGCATACAGATCGCCGTTGTGCGTGCGGATATGCTGATCATCGCCGCATGGCATATCCTGCGAATCGCGCTGCCCGTGGTGGCGTTCGCCCTCACCGTGGCGCTGATATTTCAGCGGCGGAGGAGGTGAGGGCCTATGAGGGAGTTCATCACGGAGATGCTGAAAACAACCTACTCGCTGGCGCTGCCGGTGCTCCTGGGCTACATCGTGTGGCTGCTGAAAAACCAGAAGAAGGAGCGCGACGCCAACGCGAGAGGAACCATGCTGCTGCTGCGCGTGCAGCTCATCGAGTACCACGACAAGTATATGCAGCAGGGCAGTATTCCGTCCTACGCCTACCAGAATTTCGTGGATATGTACAAGGCATACCACGATCTGGGCGGCAATGGGATGATTACAAAGATGCGCAAGGAGATGGAACAGCTCCACCTTGGCCGCGTCAAGAAACACATCGAATTGTAAGGGAGGTATACCATGCAGATCATCACCCTGTTGTTGATCGCCCTGTTCATCGAGGCAATCGTCACCGCCGTCAAGCCCCTCTGGAGCAAGGACGGCGAGCGCATGAGCGTGGCCGAAATCGTCTGCATCTTTATCGGCGTGGTGCTGGCGGTGAGCTGCAAGCTCAATATGCTCTCCGCTGTCGACGGCGGCATGCTGCCGGACGCGCCGGTGTGGGTCAATTACATCTTCTACGTCATGACCGGCATCGCCCTGGGCCGCGGCCCGTCCTTTATCTGGGACCTGTGGGAGCGCCTGCGCACGGCTACGGAATCTGACAACATGATTACGAAAGACATCGAGACATCCGTGGAGCACACCGTCACATGGGACGTGGACGAGAACGGCGAGCCTGACCTGAACGTGGAAAACTGGAGCTTCGATCAGGTCAAGGCGTTCTGCAAACTCAACAGCATCGACACCACCGGCTGCGTCACCCGCGAGGATTACGAAAACGCCCTTGTGCGCGGCGGGCGCGTGAGCGATCAGCCGCCCACACCCGGCGGCGAGTGAAGCCGCCGACAGAAACAAACCAACCACCGGCGCGGGGAGCGGCAACACCCCGCGCCGGTCATTATTTTTTGGGAGGCACGGCTATGTATTTCATCAAGCGTCAATCGGACGATATGTGGCTGCTGGGCCACATGAAGCTGGGCTGTATGCGTCCCACCTGCGTGTGGGGCGAAGACTTCCGGGACGCGCTGCCCATCGAGCAGCTATCCGACGCCGAGGTGCTGGCCCACAGGATCGGCGGCTGTACCATCATTTTCAGGACACCGAAGGAGGGCACAAAATGACCACCAATGAGCGCATGATTTTGTACACCCATCAGGTATTGCCCCACATCCCCTTCGGCGGGGACCCATTTGCAAAGGCCCTTGACCGGCTGAACATCTTCGAGGCCCCGGCCTCCACCAAGTATCACGGCGCGTGGCCCGGCGGCTGGTTCGACCACTCCCTGTGCGTGATGCAGCAGTTGGTGCTCCTCACGGACCGCAACGGTCTGACCTGGCAGCGCCCGGAGAGCCCCTACGTCGTGGGCTTTTTCCATGACACCTGCAAGCTGGATTCCTATGTGCGCGTGCGCGATGACGAGGACGGCAAGCCCGTGTACAACTGGCGGGGCGACACCCTGTTCAAGGGCCACGGCGACAAGTCCGTCATCATGCTGGCCGCCATGGGCGCTGTTCTCACCGAGGAGGAAGTGGCCTGCATCCGCTATCACATGGGCGCGTTCGTCGACAAGGACCTGTGGAGCGACTACACCCGCGCCGTGCACCAGTACCCCAATGTGCTGTGGACGCACACCGCGGACATGATCGCCTCGCACATCTACGACCGATGAGACGCGCCCGCGTCTTTTTTTGCGCCTGTTACCAATACGTTTTGGGAGGAAATGACCGTTGAGCGCAATGACCAAACAGGAACGCATTCGGAAATACGGCGAGGTTTTCACCCCGCCCGAGGTCGTATCGCGCATGTGCGACATGCTGGAAGCGGAAAGCCCCGGAGCCTTTGAGCCCGCCAGAACCTTTCTGGAGCCGACCTGCGGCGACGGGGCCTTCGTGGTTGAGATTCTACGGCGGAAGTTTGAGCGGTGCCGGTGCCGGGACGACTTCACCACGGCGCTTCAAAGCGTCTACGGCCTTGAAATCCAGCCGGACAACGTGGCCGCCTGCATCCGCAGGGTGACGGCGCTGTGCGAGGCGTATTTCAGGCCCACAAAGGCCGAGGTACAGATCATCAACGACCATTACATCATGTGCGACAGTTTGAAGATTATGAGGATGATGAGCGATGAACGGTTGGAAGGAAAAAGTCAAGCAAAGACGGGCTGAATGGCGGCAGGCTGGAATCTGCACCCGCTGCGGAAAACGGCCAAAGTTCGGGAACTATGCGCGGTGTGAATACTGCATTGAGAGCGAAGGCGTGAGGCAATACGAATGGCAGGCGAAAAACCGCGATAAGATCAACGCTCGCATTCGCACGAGGCGACAGGAAGCCCTCGAGGATGGAAGATGCGTGCATTGCTATAAGCCCAATCCGGACCCGTCCAGGAAGACGTGCCCCAAATGCAGGGCCGCCGAACATACAAGGTTTGTTCGCAATTATATTCCAAAGATCAGACCGGATGGCATATGTCTGCGGTGCGACAGGCCCGTGGAACCCGGCTGGAAGCTGTGCACTGTGCATCGGGCATTTGCGGCGGCAGCGGGCGAAAAGGGCAGAGCGGCGCAGGACAGGAGCCGTCACCCGTGGCGGCTGGATGAGGACGCCCGGCGGGCGGCCACAAAGCGAAAACCATTATGCGGGAGGGATTGACCGTTGAGAACCCATTTTGCGAACGACAGTAATGTCCTTGGCAAATCCATCGCCGAGGATCAGGCGGCCCAGCGCCGGGAGGAGCGCCGCAAGGCCCACGCGGCCCGGCTGACCGGGGCCCACACCACCATGCCCATCAAGGACATGCGCATGGTAAACCGCTGGCTTGCCATCGCAAAGGACCACGACGCCCGGCGCGTCAAGGGCGGCGTGAGCTGGTATCTGCTCCTGCTGCTGGGCTTCAATACGGGCCTGCGCGTGGGCGACCTGTGCCGCCTGCGCGTGAAGGACGTGCGGGACCGTGAGCGCGTGCGGATCATCGCCGAGAAGACCGACAAGATGACCGACATCAAGCTCCAGGTGCCCGTCCAGAAGGCCGTCAACGCGGCCCTGCGCGGCAGGAAGCCCGACAGCTACGCCCTCACCAGCCGCAACCGGGGCCGCAAGGACGGCAAGGAAAAGCCCATCAGCCGACAGCGCTGTTACTCCATCATCAAGGAAATCGCCGCCCGTGCGGGCTTCGAGGAGCACGTGGGGTGTCACACCATGCGCAAGACATTCGCCTGGAATTTCTATCAGACCTCCGGCGACCTGGCGAAGCTCCAGAAGGTGCTCAACCACTCGTCCCAGGAGGCCACAATCCACTATCTCGGACTGGACCAGCAGGCCGTGGACGAGACCATAGAGAAGATGCAGACCATGGTTTGACCCGTTTTTCGCGCGTCGCGGGGCTTTAGCTTGACGTTTTAAGGATTTGTCCATTAAGCCCTCCGGCGCGTCCCTCACATGAGGGCATATAATGAAGCAATCCGTCAGACCTTAGTTTAACACTCTATCCAAACGTCAAACTTAGGGGGATTATGGCATGAAGGAAAAAGGAACCGCATTCACGTTTACAGAACATGAGATTGCTCTACTGGTTCACGCGCTCGCCAAAGCATCGTTCTATGAGAATGAATACTGGCAGGCAATAGCGATCAAAGCCGCGAATGACGTTAGTGACGATGAAGCAAGAGAACAATGCCTGTCGTTTTCAAATAATGCGGTATTCTATGAGCGGGAATACACGAAGATGGTCCAGAAGCTATGTCGGGAAAAAGCGCGGAAACAGGGCGGTATATATCGTGAGGCTACAATGTGCCTGATGCGTGATACAACAAATATGATCCACGAGAATACCTCCGAAAGCATTGCGAAGCTGCGGGCGGTGATATTCGGGGGGCATTCTGTATAACCGGCAAATCGCCCTGTTCCGATCGGTTTTCGCGCGTCGCCGGTGCTGCAATCGATTTTCGCGCGTCGGCGGCATGGGGCGCTCATACAACTCGCCCGGCGCTTATATCGCGCACAATTTGTATGAGCGAGTTGTATGAGCCTTCCCGAGCGGATCATTTTCGTGGCGTCACGAAAATGCTACTTGCACGCATGCAAGTCTGACCGGCCAACTTAACAAAACCGCGTGATAACGTGTAAGTACGCTTTAATATATCTCGTGATTAACTTTCGTTTTATTTGCTCAAGCTGGACCGTAGCCAAGCCAAAACCGCGAAAAGCCCTGAAATCATTGAGTTTTTTTATTTGCCGGTAACTTTCAATCAACTTTTGAAACTGTCTTGAATCCAATTTAAGCTAATAGTTTAAGATGATTTGGGCGCGTCCAACGCATTCCAACGCGCGTTTAATGCGTTAATCCTGCGTTGGCCGTCCAATGCAACGCAGATTATTGATTTATATTGATTATTATAGATTAATCAATACGATTGCAAATGTCACCGCCGCGTCGCGGATGTGACAATATCACATCCGGCGGGCAAAATGGCATAAAAAAAGGCCGGTCCAGCATGTGAACCAGCCTTTATCATGTTTCAAAATGGCCTCCCGGCGTCACATGTCGCGCGTAGTCGCATGCAGTACCGGCATATCCTCCAGCAGAATCACGGCGCGCGTCTTGATCGTCATGGTGTCAATCGGGCGATTCTCCTTTGCAACCTCCCGCACGGCCCTGTTGGCGGCCTGCTCCTCCGTCTCAGCTTTCACGCGATGCGTGGAAAAATGGGTTTCATGCTGCCACGGTCTGTCACCGGGGATAACATCGGCAATGATATTCACGATGTAATCCAACATGTATTCAGCTCCTTTCAAAATGGCCCCCCGGCGTCACATGTCGCCGGTCTGCTCCGTGATCCTGTCCCTGATCTCGCTGACGATGCAGGCGCGGAACCGCTTGGAATCATACCCATAATCCCCCAGGCGTGCCCCGGATATGGCGTCCTCGATCTGATCTGTGATGTCCACCACGCAGGCGTTACCCTCTGCGTGATAGTGTCTCTCCTCCATGGCGTCGCCCGTGGCGTACAGGGCGATATTGCAGACGTTTCCCCACTCGTCCAGGTCCGCGAAGGCCGCCGCGAGAAAATCGCGGCCATCAGTAAAACCTGTGGCGTCCTGGCTCATGTAGGCGCGGCGGATCGCGTCGAAGCGCGGCAGATTGTCATTGATGGATTTAAGCGTCGGTTTCATGGTGTTGGCTCCTTTCTCAAATGGCTCCCCGGCGTCACCTGTCGCGCAGGGTGTACACGGTCGTTATGTTGGCGTCGGTGATGTCGTTGTACCTCCTGGGCGCCTGCCCGAGGCGCTGCCGGCGCTCCTTGTCGCGCTGCTCCCCGGCCAGCATGACGACGAACCCGATCACGGTCACCACCACAATTCCGGCAATCCAATAAAGTTCCACTATGATTCCTCCTCGATCTGGTCCACGTCGCCCGCGTGGGCGGCGATGTCAGCACGTATAAGCTGCTTGATATACCCCTGAATATTGCTCTGTTGCTTCAAGTGCTCCAGAATGTCCGCATCGGTCTTGAGGTTAAACTTAAACTTGACCTGCTTGGTGTTCGCCTTATCGTAAACTATATTTCCCATGGCGTCGGCCTCCTTATGGGTGCATTATAGCAGGGGCGTACACCCTTGTCAAGTTTGACGTTTTGAAACGATTCCCGCGCGTCGCCCGGGCGAAGCCCGGCGGGCGCATTACGCGCCCGTCGAATTGCGGTAGAGCTCCCCGAACGCCGCCGGGGTCATGGTGTGATGTCCCAGCAGCCCGGGGACCTTCATCTGTGGACAATTCCGATACGTGTTTATGCTGGTCCGCATGCTGTGGGTCTCCTCCTCCTCGAAGGCGTCCCGGATCGGGCGCGTGTACCCGTTCCAATCGCTGCACATCTCTTCTTTGGTGGCGTTCTTCCGGACGACGGCGGTATGCTTCCCCCGGAGGCCCACGACCTGGTAAAAGTCGTAATTGGTCTGATCGTAGCCCCAGCAGGCCACGAAGATATCCCCCACGTGCACCCCGTCCAGGTTGGGCGTGTCCTCGTCGGCGCGGCGGGCCTTATAGCTGATCTCGGCGAAAAATTCATCCGCGGTAAACGTCCGTACGCGCTCCATGGCTTCGGCGTGTTCGTCCCTCCAAACGGCGTTGCGGGCTTCCTGGGCGGCGCGGTGCTCGGCCTGCTCGGCGTCGGTCCAGGCCCCGAGGCCGTAACGCTCAAAAGCGGCGGCGCGGTCAGGCGCGGCCTCCACGCGCATAACGATCTTGTCGGGGTGCTTCTCGATAAACTGGACCGCGGCGGCCTCGGGGGTCTCGGCGATCTCGGCGGCGTGGGTCAGCATGACGACCGGTTTACCGGCGTCGGCGGCGGCGGTGTGGGTGATGATGTAACGCATGGTAAAACCTCCCTGCCCGCGTACAATGCCCGCGGGCGCGGCGTATAGTGGCGTTGGCTTGTCGTGGCGTTGGCGAATGGCTCCCCGGCGTCGGCTCAGCCGATCTTATACCGCCGCACGCGGTGCACGCTGGGCCTTGACAGCTTCGCCCGCTGTCTGTATCGGGTGACGATCTCCTCCACCTGCAACACGATGCAGGCGGGTATCATAATCAACAAAATCGACATGTGCGAACCCCCTTGATAATGTCGTGGCGTTGGCTTGTTACTCATGCGTGCAGCTCGGCGAACCGCTCCAGGCTCAAACCGGCGCTTTCGGCCCGCTCGCTGTACCCGTCCAGGGCCAGCAGGCCCGGCACGATGTACGCCCGCACGGCCCGCAGGGCGTTGTCCGTGGCCTTGCGCGTCCAGACCTTCGCCCGGGGTGACCAGTGAAACCCGTTCGACTTCAAAACGTCCCGCGCGGCCTCGCCGGGCTTTTCGTCGAACATGATATTAATGCGCCCCTGGGCGGCGTCCTGCCGGATCGTGAAGCCGTTATAAACCCGTTCGGCGTCGCCCGCCTCCACGCGGCCCCGTATGGCCTCCAAACGGCCCTCCAGGCGCTTGATGTTCGCAAGGTTAAGCTGTAATTCATACGGCGCATAGGGCACCCGGTACAGCGTGCGGGGGTCGTTGATCTCCTTCTCCAGCTTCGCGGCGCTGGCCGCGTCCATGCCGGGGCAGCCCTTGAGCGTGCCGTGCTTCCTCCAATAGGCGTTGCGCGCCTTCATGCGCTCTTGAAGCGCCTTCAATCCCTCGATGCGGGCTTGCAGCTTCTCGGCGGCGTGGGGATCATCGCTTGAAATGGCCTCACGGCGTCGCCCGTCGCGGTACTGCTGCAAAAGCTCCTCCAGCGGCACGGCGTCGCGGATCATGTCCAGGGTATTGATGATAAACCTGTCGATCTTGTCGCTCCACTCCCGCGCGGCCTCCATCTGACGATCCGCCCGGGCGCTGTTGCGCTTCGAGTTGTACCGCGCCGGACCGCACACCGTCCAGGGCATCCACGACGCCCGCCGGGCGATGATGTCATTATAGGCACGCTCGACAAGGGTCTTGTATTCGCCTTCCCGCGCCGCCAGTATGGCCCGCTGGCGCTCATTCAGGCGCTCCCCTGCCCCGGTCCGCATGCGCTCCAGGCCCTCGGTGTAAACCTTCTCCGCCTCGCGGGCGAGAACGTCGCCTGCGTCAAACTGGCTTGCGCTGTTCGCGCTGCTGATGCTGCTTCTGTTCAGGTCCAACATGGGTAATACCTCCTTATGCTGTTTGAATCATGTTCCAGAATTGCGCCGGGGTGATCTTCCGAACCTGCCCGATCCACTCATCCGCTTGATCGAGTTTCTTCATGCCGGGCCGCTCACCGACTACTAAAAGCGTCGTCCCGGCGGGCATGCCCTTTTCAAAGGCCCGCCCGCCCAAATCCCGCACCAGCTCCACCAGGTCAGCCCGCGGCACGTGCTCCCCCTTGCGGCTGTACACCCGGCCCGTAAAGGCCACGGTATGACCGGCGAAGGGGCGCGGCCTCACCAGCTCGGCGAAGGCGTCAAGGCTCATCCCGTCGGCCTCTGTCGGCTCCCTGTCGGGCTCTGTCGGCTCGCTGTCGGCCTTCACCGGCTCCACCGGCGCGGCCTCTGTCGGCTCCACGTCGGCCCCGTCAAGGCTTCCCCCTGGGGGGAAGCTGTCGCCGCAGGCGACTGATGAGGGGGCAACCCGCCCGGCCTCCACCGGCGCGGCCTCTGTCGGCTCCCTGTCGGCCCCGTCAAGGCTTCCCCCTGGGGGGAAGCTGTCGCCGCAGGCGACTGATGAGGGGTCAACCCGCCCGGCCTCCACCGGCGCGGCCTGGGCGGCCTGCCGACGCAGGGCGGCGGCTTCCTTTTCGGCCTGCAAACGTCGCTCGGCCAGCTCGGCCAGCTCGGCAGCCCGCGCCACTTTCGCCGCATGGGCGGCAGCCTGCCGGGCTTCCCGCTCGGCCCGGCGCTGTGCTGCTATTTCCCGCTTCACGGCCTGCACCTGTTCCCGCTCGGCCTTCCTGCGCTCGGCGGCTTCCTTCTCGGCTTCCCGCTTTTCCTGTGCGGCCTGCCGGGCTTCCCGCGCCCGGTCCGCCCGCGCCCACTGGGCGCGGCGGCGGGCTTCCTCCTCCGCCGCCTCTGCCCGTCGCCGGTTGGCCTTGCTCACGGCGGCCCCGATGATGCACACCGCCAGTAGCGCCACATGAACCCAAATAACCAACATCTTAACCCCTCCTTTGATCTGTCACGCATACAGCGCCGCGAAGGTCCGAAGCCCTAACGCGGGCGTCCTGTCCTTCTTCACCGGGGCGGGGGCCCTGCGCCGCGTCGCGCCGTTTACGGTCCGCACCGGCAGCACCACGCCGTCCCCGTTTTCAGACCTAAACAGGATCGGGGAAACCGCCGAACCGTAATAGGCTCGTGCATCCGGGAACATCTGGAGCATGTCCGCCAGGTAAACCAGATTGACGGCGGGCAGCAGCTCCCCGGTCTCGGAAGTCCCGAACGTGAACAGGTTTGTCACGTCCTCGCCCCGCTTCGCCTTGCGGCGGTCCTCGTCGATCATGGCGCGGACCTCTTGAAGGCTCGGCAGCTCCAGCGCTTTCCCCTCGTCCGCCTGGGGAATGATCTTGTCAAGGTCAACGGCCTTGCTCGCTTCGATGTCCGGGACCCCGGCCACCGGCACGTTAAGCCGGTAAGCCCTGAACCCATCGAGGGCGCACATTCTGCCCTCGCCGTCAATCCATGCGTGCTTGAGAAACTCCCTTGAATCCTCCACACCGGCGAACATGCTATTAAGCAGCTTCGCGGCGGTCTTTTCGCTGTAATACATCCTCGTTACCTCCTTCACTCTTTCAAACCGGCTCACGCCGTCATGATCTTGTCCAGCTCGGCGGCCAGCGCCACGGCGGCGCGGTATGCCTTGCAAGTCAGCTTCTTGTTCCAGCTCTGCATATTCCCGGACCAGTAGAACCCGGCGCCCTCGACGGCAGCCCGCGCGGCTTCCCTGTACTCGGCGGGGATGAAAACCCGCGTGCGCTGGGTCTCGCTGTCAAACACGATCCGGTAACGCTCGCCCTCAATGACCGTACCGACGAAAGACTTATCCCCGGCGGGCTTGCGCTCCGCCTTCACCGGCGCGGCCTTGACCGGCTCGGCCTCCACGATCTCGGCAGCCTCCACGGTCTCGGGCTCGGCCTCCACGGTCTCGGGCTCCTCCACGGTCTCGGCGGCCTCCACGGTCTCGGGCTCGGCCTCCACGATCTCGGCGGCCTGCTCGATCTCCACCGGCTCGGCCTCCACGGTCTCG